AGACGCACCGGTAAGAAAGTTTACCATGCGTCACCGTTCGGCCAATTCCAGGATGAGGCAAAAAGCCTGTAAATTCGGCTGTTTTCGGCTCGACCGGTGAAAATCCAGCCTCGACCAGGGAAGTTTGAGCCGGAAGAAGACCGGGTAGTCATGGTCCTTACAGTGGTCCTATGCGCCTTTGGTTCACCACCCGGCTTTTCCATGATTTCCCAAACCTTGATTTTGCATACCGGTAAGAAAGCTGACCAAGGTGACACCCTGTACTGCATATAGCTTTTCCATGATTTCCCAAATCCATAATTCTGCATACCGGTGAGGATCTTTACCATGTCTGAGTTTCTGCATACCGGTCAGGCCGGTACTGCCCGGGCATTGACTTGAGCTGCCATCAAGTGGATGATCCCCGTCAGGAGACAGACCATGCCAACGAAGAAGATGAACCCAAGGGCCAGAACCCTCTACTATCTTGGATTCGCCACATACCAGGCTTACCTGAGATCAGCACTGTGGCGATCCATCAGAGTCCGTGTCTTCAAGCAGAAGGGCCATACGTGCTCACTGTGCAGCCGAAGAGCCACTCAGGTGCATCATCGGTCGTATGACCGTCTGACGCTGCGTGGGGCTATCCTGACCTATCTGGAGCCGATCTGTCGGTATTGCCACCAGAAGATCGAAGTGTACCCCAGCGGGCGTAAGCGGGCCCGCCGAGCTGTTGAGGCTATGTTCAAAGTCTTGAAACGAAAAAAGCTGGCCCGGTGAGGCCAGCTTTGTTTTGGTTGAGAGAAGAGGTTAGTCCCCGTCAGTGTTCTCCACTGATTGGATCACCTCAGCGATGTCCAGTAGTTTGTGGACAACGTCCATCATCAAACCAGCGTTCATCACATCGGCTATCACCCACTCATCGATCTCCTTATTTTGAAGATCTTCGATTGCCATGTTGGCTCTCCGCTGCAGGACCTCGGCAGCCACGTTTAGTATTTCAGACTCTGTCATCAATTACCTCCATATGTGGAGGGACCACTGGCCACCTCCTCGAATATTTCAATCACATTCTCCACCTGGCCGACCCGGTCGGTAAGGAAGCCACTACCAGCGAAGTTCCACGGCTGTGGGAATGTGATGCCAAGGCCACCTTTGGCTGTAAAATGGAAACTATTCTCAGTACTGTCATCAACCAGAACAGTATCCTCCTTCGCCAGTCTCCACTTCTCCGCTGTCAGGACGTAGTTCTTACCGCCCGGCTTAACGAAGCCGTGGCGTTTCAACCAACAGATCTTACCTGTGGCTGACTCATCATCATGAGATGGGTCCGTACAGAAGACCACATCGCCGTGACGCTTGAGCATGTCGACCAGTTCGTGAGCCCAGGGGTATAGCTGCAGATCTTCCCAGAAGTACTTCTGCTCATGAATCTTCCTCCAGAAGTCTTCAGCCGGCATGTACGGCTTGAAGAAGTTCCACGTCTTCACATCATCGTGGCTGATCGGCAGGTCACACGCCTCGATCGATCCCTGTATAAAGTTCGCAAGGACCCCATCGAGGTCGCAGTAAATCGTTTCCATAAGTGGCCCTCCAGCCAGGCTATCGCGTTAGATTAAACTCAGGTCAAGTCGATGCTGACGTGATTCTCAGGACTGGAATACCAGCGGAAACGGTCGTAACCTCATCCACGTCGTTGGGCTGCCAAATGTGAACCCAGATATCACTAACCCAGCCCAGTCAATACTGGTCGTGTATGCGTCCAGGTACGGACTGTAGATCTCATAAAGCACCATCACTTATCCTCCAGCTTGTACCCCGCTCGGACCAGCCCGTGCTCCAAGGCACGGACAACCGACTCGGTGAATTCATCGGTCCAGTTGAAATGCAGACCGGACTCGTGCAGGATACCATGAACGACCTCGTGCAGAAGAGTTGCTTCCGCAGTCTCCCCCTTGATTCCTGACTTCAGGAAGATCGTACCGGTCGCGAAGTCGCACATGCCGGAGCAGGACATCTTCTTCCTGCGGACGATGTACTCACGACCGAGGATTGGGACAGACTTCGGAAGCATGGCAACCTCAGTTCGTTGGGATTAACTCGATGTGGACCTTGGTATGGTTTACCTTATTGATCATCTCTTTGTAGAGCGTCATCTTCAACCACCAGGCCCCGAGGGGTTTCGGTGGCTTTCCTGTTTCAACATGCCAGCCTCCTGCCCCACTGCCGTACTCTTCCTTGTATGTGGCAGACTTCACGTACCAGGAGCTGCGGGAGAAGACTTCTCCGTCCTGGGTGAGACCGACCTTGACGAACTCTCTGGCCCACCGTTCGTGGACGTGGCCGGAGAACATGATGTCGGCACCTTCAACGTATGCGTTCTGCCGTTGGGCCTGGATGTTATCCACAGTTACCGGGCCGCCACCTCCGTAGCCGTGCATGTGCCAGAGCGTCCGGGCCGTATGGACTCGGCCCCCGACGACGAATTGGAACTTGATCCAGCCCGAATACCCCGTGACCGGGACGAGGGCCCCTGTACGGTCCCTGAGCCCCTGAGCTAACCTCTCGGTCAAATTACTCTCATGACGTTTCGTAATACTGGTCTCGTGGTTTCCTATTCCCAAGGCGACTATGTTCTTCGCGTAGGGCTCATAGAAGTCTGTGGCGGACCTTACCACTGCGTCGAGGTAGTCTCCTGTCTGGTGCTCAGGACGCACCCCGGTCTTGTTGGACCGAGGGTCCCATTTTCCGCCCATTACGCAAAACAGGTCTCCTCCATCGATAATCCCAGCACCACGCTCCAATGCCTGGTCAAGGTGTTTCTTCTCCAGGTTTTGGTCGCAGTGAGGGTTATCGTGGTGGGCATCGCTGCGTAACAGGAACCAATGCTCCTTCTGCTTGTTGCAGTCAAGTTTGACGCGGACAACGTTCGGGCTAACGCCTTTTTCCAGAACAAACATGCGGGGCTCCCAGTCGGTATGCAATGAAAACAAAGCACACTGTAAGGGTAGCATTGGCGAGACACAACCCAATTTTCCCCTGGGAGTAGGCGAGAAGAGCCCCGCTGAGCCAGACCCCGGCCGCTAACGAGTAGAGGATTACGTTGAAAATTGTGATAGATTTCACTTTTCGCCTCGCTCCGTGAACGGTGGTTTCGGGTCCGGATACCGGGCTTTGATCACAGGAATCAGGGTCTTCACGCAGGATGTAGGGTCACCGGTCCTGATTGGCCTGTCATCTTCCATCATGTCGCACATGGCAGCATCCCGGGCGATCAGGCAACAGGCGGAGACGTGGGCAAGATGGTGGACTCCGCTGTCCGGATCGATGTCTTCACCCTCCCAATACCGCATCAGGTGCCGCAGAGCAGCCTCGTAGTAAACGCTGGCTCGGACGCCAATGGCACGCCAGTTGTGCCGGCCATACTTGGCCGAGCCGTCCAGCATGGCAGCTCCTACCTCGAATAGAGGGCCGCAGGGCACGCAGCAGAGCGATGCCTTCGTGCTGCCGATGATATCCTTCGGGTTAGACTCCTTGGCGGTTGTGGCCTTTACAGGCTCGACGAGGTCGAACCATCGGTCTGACATCCGCCTGTCCAGTTGGCTGACGTTCAGAAGCTGTTCATGACCTCCATCAATATTCAGTACTTGGTAGACTTCGCGAATGGATTCGGTAGACCCATACTCGTTTAGTAGTTTCGTACCGTACGCCATCCATCGCAGACGGACCTTGTCGCCAACCACAAAAGGCCGCCTCGGTTTGGACCCCTCGGCAGTATCTACTACGTTTGTAGTAGCAGCCGTTTCTGTTGACGGTTCGTTGGGCAGAACGTCGAATTTGGAGCTTGCCACGCTGTTCTTTTCCCCAAAGTCGTCAATGAAATGGAAGTAGCCGATGCCGTACGGGGTCACTTCATACACCTTGCCAACGGTACTGCCACCTGCCGGTTGATTTAGTACTGCCCTCATCGAATCTCCAATGCTTCTCGAACCTGTAACACGATCTCGCCGGTAGACCCGATGCCTACCAGTCGCCCCACTTCTGACACGAGTCCTCCGAAGACCTTGTCAACCGCGAATTTCTTTGCCTCGAAAGTAGACATCCCTGTCGGCAAACCCCCTTCGTGCAGAACCAGTACGATCCGGTTCCCTTCTATCTCAACCTGTTGCTGGTTCACAGGCACCTCACCAGCAGGTACAGAGCCGTGGTGACGGGCCATGTGGTCCCAAAGGCTACGAAGACCAGACAGTCCCGCCACCGAAGATAACCCTCAGTATATGTCTTAGCTATAGCCAGCAATATAACTGAGTACCCTGCCAGCCATATGTAAAATAATATATCCCAGATCACGCCTGCTCCTTCACGAAGATGCCCTGTGCGTTGAGGTACCCTTTCCGGTCCTTGATCTCGTTGTACGCCTGCTCGACGCAATCAGTAAGTGTTACACCGAGGGAATCGACGATCTGAGCGAGGTACGAAACCATGAGGTTATGTGTCATCCAATAGGACCCTTGGCCTTTGCTGGACGCCCCGAGAGGAATCAATGCTTTCTGCAGAGCTTCTGTAGGATTCTTTACTTCTGAGGGCATTACTGTAACCCACGGTTGGTAGTCGTCGCCCGTTCCTAACGCGTAGCACGAGGCTCCCACAACCAACGTAACCCATATGTCCCCAATTGCGTCGAGCTGGTCTCCTACATCCTGGCAGAACTCATAGTTATCCATCATATCGTCCATGTCATAGTCACTTCGGTGTAGCCGCGTTGTTTCCTGGATCAGCTCATACACCTCCTCGGCTGTCTTGATAGCCTGAGCGTACGCCGTGCTATGCTTCAGAATCTGCCGGTCTTCTGCCCATTTGATGATCGCTGTGTTTAGTTCGCCCAGTTCCATGTCAACCTCCGAAAAGAAAAGTGAAATCTCCGGAGGCACTATGGCAGCCTCCGATTGTGGGGTCAACCCACCCGGTAAAGTTTCTTACCATCGGGAATCAGAATATACTGAACATTTGTGTGCTTCCAACTGCTTCCCATCGGAAGCACCTCATACGGAAGCAGTTGGAGGCGGTTGCTTCCCCGGTAGGTAAGAAAATTTACCATACCCGGTTTTGCATACCGGTAAGACTTGGTACTCTCTGGTAAATCCACGATAGGTGTATGACGGCCTGTCTGGCCGTCAACAGGAAAAGGTTTTTTGGAAACCTTGGAAGATAAAAGTTTATTTTGAGTTGACGAGTCCCCCTGGTGAGGACATTATACGGCGAAGCCGTGTAATGGACGAACCAGGTGTGACTGGTAAGACCTAAGGTTAAACCTTGTCTAGACAAGGTTACAACAACCCTTCGGGTTGTAGGTCATACAGATGGTTAAACCTGTTAGGTTTTACAGGTGAGACCTGGTTTGACCAGGTTAGCAGAAATTTTCGCGAGGGCGAGTACGGCCGCTTTGTAACCAAACCTCCCGGAGCGGTCTCGCCTGCACCGCTCTGATCGCAAATGACTCAACTGTGGGAATCCCAACGACCACCTTGACAGCGATCCTCAGCCCGTAGACACTGTCTCCGTCCGACCTTCCCCCGGAGACAACAATGAACGAACTGCAGACGTACCGCCAGGCGGCGGTAGATACGGCGTGGCATCTGTGCCGCCACGGCATAAAAATCTTCCCAGCTATCTACGGCACCAAGAAGCCTGGGCTCAAGTGGAAACAGCTTGCCACGAGCGATATGAACGAGTTTGTGAAGCTCGTACCGCCCGGCAAATTCAACCTGGCTCTCACCTTCGGACCAGAGTCGAACCTCATCGACATCGAGCCGGATGACGACGCAGCCGTTGCAAAGCTCGCCGAGTTGATGGCCGAGAACGGTTGCAAGACCATCGCATACAAATCGCGAAATGGTATCCACAACCTGTTCCGCTACGAGCCCCGGCTCGCGGTGTTCGGTAAAGCCGTTATCAAAGTTGGTAACCTCGAATGCCGAATGGGAGTCGGCGGGTACGGCAGCGGTGAGGAGGATGACGCGGATAGCCGAGCCGCTTACTCGATCTGCCCACCATCGCTTCACCCGGACACGAAGGAACATTATCTCTGGATGCCCGGCTGTGCCCCGTGGGAAGCTGACCTGGCGCCGATGCCAGAGAACATCATTAACTTCTTCGTCACCAACTACCGAGCGGGTGGTGGTGGAAAGTCCGAGGTTGAGGTCGACGCCTACGAGGACGGGTACCTGCCGGGGCCCGGTCACAGGCATGAGTACCTGCTAAAGGCCAGCAAGAGCTTCTACACGCAGTGGCAGTTGCCAAGATCGCTGTGCGAGGACATGACGCGGCTGTTGTCTCAAGCAATCGGTTCGTACGAACTGGAGGGCCGCGGCGAGACCGAGATAAAGAATCTCTTCAACAAACTTGAGCGGCCGAACGACCCGCTGAAAGAATTAACCATCGCTGTCAACATGAGCGATGTTGATGCTGTCACAGAGATGGTGCAGGTACAGCGGGCAACCACGGCTGCCGGCCACTGCCTGGAGATCCCCACTCACATCTTCCACCCACTGATCGAGGAAGCCTCTCAGAACGCGAAGCTGGCTCAGTATCCACGTAATCTGTTTCTCAACACGATCCTGTGTACGACGGCCCATACGCTCGGCCAGGCAGTCAAGGTACGCGTCAGTGAAGACCACGATCCCACCGGTCTTCAACTGTTTTCATTCGGAGTGGGAGGTTCCGGGACGGGGAAGAGTAAAACCATAAAGGCTTTACTAGGACCGGTCTCCCACTCCGACTCTGTCACGACGGAGGGGAGCCCAGAAGGGCTCGTCTCCCTGATGAGTCGGTTCCCTCGTGGAGTCATGATTGAACTCACCGAGGGCAAAGAGTTCTTCAAGATGCTGGGCAAGTACTCCTCCCAGCCGGGGCAGGGAAGCGACAACAGCCTGTTCCACAAATGCTGGTCCGGTGACAAGATCAAACGGACGCTGCAGAAAGGAACTTTCGGGTGTCAGGAGCCCTTCCTCGTGGTCTGTGCAGCGATCCAGAAGATCAACCTGAACCAGATGCCGCCGGGTGACTGTCTCGACGGGTTGCTCCAACGAATGCTGATCATGCCCATCGGGGACGTACCGAGGAAAACGGACCCAATGGCTCTGTCCTTGTTCCAGCAGTTCCTCCGGACCTGGTACGAGATCGTTGGCCGGCTGGAGACGGTGAAGCCCGCTATCGGGCAGCCGGTGCTATCGTCCATGATCACTGGGTCAGGTGTTGCCATCAGGCCGCTCACGCTCACGCTGGACAAGCACGCCCGTGAAATGTGGAATGACTATGCCTCTGACAAAAGGTCCCCGCAGACGATGGGTGCGTGGCCGGAGGACCATCCGTACCGAGCCGACGTCGTACGTCATGCCGAGATGGGGCTACGACTGGCGGGCAGTCTGTTCATGCAGGACTGTGCCTGTGACAAGGCATTCTGGGAGCATCATCAGGTTGGCAACCAGGACAACGGGTGGCTTCCGGAGGCGGTGATGAAACGCGGCATCGACTACATGGAGCACGCCTGGTATCAGAAACAGAAACTGGTCGACCCGATCGTGGAGTCAGCGTTTGCGTCGGCCTCGGGTCTGCACATGCTGCAACGAGAAGAGTCTGTTGTGTCTCGGGTTGATAAACACATTGCGGCCCGCCGACGCCGGATCGAGCAGGCGTTTGGCGAGGAGTGGACCCACCGTGAGTACTACACCGTTTTCAAACTCAAGAAAGAAGAAGCTCGGCGTGAGCTGGACCTTTTCATCCGGGAGGGTCACATCGTAGAGTTAGGTCTCGTGGACGGTAAGAAATCCGTCCGATACAAATTTTTGGGAGAGGTGGAATGATCGTCAGCAAAGCCACGTTCTGCTGGGCGCAAGGAGCCGAGTGCAACGTTGGTTTCATCTGGGACGACGAAGGGCCCGGCCTGTACATTCTTTGGTCTGACAATCCAGAGCTGACAGGTAAGACGATCAGAATGGGCGATGGTAAGATCGAAGACAAAACCTTTATGCACTTGTCGGAGTTGTTGGCATGAAACGCGTTCTCGTTGCATGTGAGTGTTCAGGCACAGTACGAGATGCGTTCCGGAGCCGCGGGTACGACGCGTGGTCCTGCGATATCATCGATCCGGACGAGCCAAGTGAGTACCACATCAAGGGTGATGCACTCGACCAGTTCCAGTTCGGATGGGACCTGATCATCGCCCACCCACCATGCACGTACCTGTCCAACAGTGGGGTCCGTTGGTTGAGCACAGACCCAACCCGCTGGGAAAAGATGAAGGATGGGGCAGAGTTCTTCAAACAGTTTCTCAATACTGGTTGCCCGCGTATCTGTATTGAGAATCCGATCATGCACAAGCACGCCAAAGAGATCATCGGTGTAAACTACACGCAGATCATTCAACCGTGGCAGTTCGGCCACGGCGAGACGAAGGCAACGTGCCTGTGGTTACAGAACCTTCCTCCGCTTCAGCCGACGAACATTGTTGAGGGTCGTGAAGGACGAATTCACAAGTTACCTCCGTCGAAAGACAGAGGGAAGTTACGATCAGTTACCTTTCAGGGCATCGCCGATGCGATGGCCGAGCAGTGGGGACCTTTGTTATGTTTAGAAAAGCGTCAGATGCTTACCACCGAACCATGATACACCACCACAGTATCCAGATGGCGTGGGAGAAAAAGGTCGAACCGGAGCAGATAGCCTTCATCGAAGCGGCAATAGAGGATGCTTCTGCACGAGGAGAGTCACTGTTCGAGAAGACTGTGAAGTGGGAACTCACTCGCAAAGTTAAGCAGGCCCTGATCGATCTCGGGTACGCAGTCGGGGAGCGGTGGGTGTATGAGAGGGACGGTCAGCGTTTACTGACGGTCTGTTGGGCACCACGGGGGACCAGATCATGAGTGTCTGGATCTACGCACGCGTCTCCACATTCGACCAGTATGTCAACGGCTACTCCGTTGACCAGCAGGTCCGGTCGTGTCTGGAGTACACCAAGCAGCACAACCTGATGCTGGGCGATGTCACGAACTGCGACCTGCCCGGCGTCTTCATCGACGGTGGTAAGTCAGCGTTCAAGAAGAAGCTGATCCAGCGTCCCGGAGGTTGTCTGCTCATGGAGAACGTGAAGCCGGGCGATACCATCGTTGCTCTGGCCACGCACCGTCTGTTCCGCCAGTTCGGTGACATGGTAGCTGTGATGGACAAGTGGGTAACCGAGGGTGTCAACGTACGCTTCGTCGATTACCCCACACTCAACACGGACACCGCCAACGGCAAGGCGATGCTGTACATCATGGCCGTAATGGCACAGCTCAAGTCGGAGCTGATCTCAGCCCGTGTCAAAGAGTCACGAGGTATCGCCGGGGTTAAGCAGAAACCAGAACCACCGGCACCGAAGCCAATCATCGTGGAGAATACCACGAAGAATCTCGGGGCCGTCATGCAGCAGATGCAGGTCGAGCGGGAGAAGAACAAGTTCACATTCAGCGGTTGCGTCCACGCGTACGTCCGTGTGTCGACGAAGGAGCAGACTGTCGAGCATCAGATCGAGATGATCAAGAAGCAGATCCCCGAGGACATGAAAAACGCAGAGATCATCTGGTACAACGATGAAGGTGCCAGTGCATTCAAGACGAAGTTCGAACGACGCAAAGCCGGCGGCCTGATGCTACAGGCGTTGAAGCCCGGCGACATGGTCGTGGCATGGAGGCCAGACCGTCTGTTCCGTTCCCTGATCGATGCCAGCCGTGTCCTGGAGAAGATCCACGCAACAGGAGCCTCACTGACAATCGTCGAAGGCAACATCCGGACAGACCAGGCTCAGGGCCGGATGCTTATGCAGATGATGTCCATGTTTGCCGAGATGGAGTCACAGGACATCTCACGCATGACAAAGCTGGGACACTTCGGTTCAATCGGTGTGAACCCCGCGGCCCGTGCGACACGGATGCCAAAGCTGTTACGCGGTATGAAGAAGCATCACCTGCAGAAGTACTACCAGTTCGAGGACATGCTGACACCCGAGGAACGGTTCTACATGCACGTCGAATTGTCGCTGACTCAGCAACACTACCGTGACCGTCGTACGGCCTGCAGAGTCATCTCGAACAAGTACCTCGCCAAGAAAGGTTTGCCACCTGTGACTGGCGAGTTCGGAGACCTCGTGACGGTCTACATCAAGCGATTGAAGACCATGCAGAAAGAAGAGTTCAGCACACGCCGGCAGCGACTGATCGACAATATGAAAAAGCAACCAGCAGGTGCTGAGATCCGGTACCCGCTGAACGTGTCTACGATTGCGTGGATCGACAAGAGGCAGAAGGAGTTCCTCCGGGTCGCGAAGATGTTCCCGGGGAGGCTGAGAGACAAGCAGGCCCTGACAATGCTGGCGTCGTCGTGTGCGTCACCAGAGGCGGCTGTGGCATTTGTGGGGAGGGTACGATGAGTAACCTCACAAAAGAAGAAGGTATCGAACTGTCAGCAAAGGCGTCCGGTCAGGACTGGGCCGAGTACGCTCTGAAGTTCTTGTACTGGTACTTGTGGTACAACAAGACAATGCACGTCGACGATCTGTGGACGGCGGGCCTGGTAACACCGGTATCGCCGAGAGCGTTGGGGGCTGTGGTCAAACAGGCGGCCACTAACGGGTGGATGCGTATGAACAAGACGGAGGAGGGTTACATCATCGGGAAACCATCGAAGAGTTCACACGACACGATAAAGGCCGTTTGGCTGTCTAACCTGTACCGACCAGATCCTGAGCAAACACAACCAGATCGGCCCTGAAGATCTGCAGTCTCCCACCCAACCAGAAAGACCTGAGGTAGTAACGTGCCTCAGGTCTTTTTTTGTTTTGTAAGCCCTTGAGACACCAGTTGCGAACGGTGTCTGTGGTGACCTCCACGCCATGATTCTTCAACCAGGCAACGACCTCTTTTGGGGCCATGAAGGGTGTCTCATTATCCATCTGGGAAAACCGACAAAGGGGAGAAAGCGGAAACTACCTAGTTTGTATGGTAAGAGGTATTGCAATACAAGCCGGAAAAGATTCTCATTGTCGGGAATAGTCATCCCCCAGACAACAGGAATCAATCATGGTCCCCGAACTTCCGTCGTTCCAGATGCTGCAGCAGCAGAACCCACAAAGCCTACAACCGAGTGCTCCGTCTGGGGGAGCGAATAGCCCTCCCGTCCCGGTTTCACAACCGGGCGGGATGGGTTTACCAACTCCCCAGCCACAAGCTCCGCAGGTAGATTCATACATCGCTGAGCTGGAACGATCGGGTCGATTACCGGCCGGCCGATTCAAGACCACGCAGGAAGCCTTCGAAGCGGTCTACGGTATCGCAGAGAGTGCTTCTCAGCAGGTTGAACGACTACAGTCACAGGCATACGCTCCTCCGGTCGAAGCCGCACCGCCCCAGGCACCAGCGGCTCCGGTCGAAGACTTGAACAAGATGGCGATGGCTTTCCAGCAGAGTGGCTGGATGGCACTGGAGAACGGCCAGTGGGTCGCCAAGCAGGCCGCGGCAACGCAGCTCGCTTCACAGTTGAACCAACGTATCGTTGAAGCTCAGGCCCGTCAGGCTGAACTCTCAGACCCGGACGCTTTCCTCGCCAAGTACGGCAAGAAAGCATTCGAACAGAACCTTGCTCCTCTGCAGACAGAGCTTGCCGAATTGAAGCAAGCCTACCAGCAGATGCAGCAAGATCTATACAAGGCTGTTCCAAAGCCTCACGAAGCCTGGGTCAAACAGAACGAGACACAACTGTGGACGACGAATCAACTTGGTCAACGAGTACCATCACCAGCGGGCAAGGTCTACGGCGATGCGTGGGATCTAGCCCAAAGCTACGGGATGGGTGCCGAAGATATTCACAACTTTGCGACTGTAGCTGCAACGCCGTACATGGTCCAGCAGCAGGCACCGCCTGCAGCCCAGCAGCAGCCACAGCAGTCATGGATGCAACAGACCCTGCAGAACCCTCCGGTGCATAACCCAGCCTTCAATGCTCCCGGTACTTCTTTCACTAACAGTGTTCCTCCCCACCAGCGAGCATCCTCACTGGACAATGACGGGCTCCCGTCATTCCAGCGGTTGCAGAACTTATCACAGTAACGGAGTAGACGATGGCTCATTCGATCACGGCAGCAACAGTTGACGGGCACATTAACAGCGTCCGTGACCTTGCACCAAAGTACTGGAAGGATGTCTCGGACCTGACGGTTCGAAACTTCCTCACCTTCTTCAACCTGATGAAGTGGGGGTCCATCTCGTACAACGCTCGGTCACACACGCAGCTTTGGAATGCCCGCGTCAAACAGCCGCAGGTGATTCCCGCAATCGACGGTCAGCCAATCGAGTTCGTCAACACTGATACGGACATCCAGTTCTACATCGGCATGAAGGGGTACCGTGGTACCGACTATTTGCCTGAACTGGAATACCTCCAGGCACAAGGTGCCCCGGAGATGATCACCGATCGATACACCCGCAAGAGCAAAGACATTGCTCAGGCGATGATCGAGAAGCTGTCCGGGTCCTTCTACAAAGACGGTAATGTCGCCGCGAATGTGTACGACTTCGTGGGCATCAAAACTCCACTGGCGTACGACTCAGGCACCATCACGGCTGCTGACAAGATCGCTCGACCGAACGGTACCTACGCAGGTCAGTCTTGTGCTCTGGGTAACCTCGGGGGAACGTGGACTGGTGACCTGGCTACGAGCCCGAACGCGAACCTCGACAAGGACTGGCCTTTCGGTCAGGGCTCAAGTGAGTACGACGGTACCTCCCCACTGATCGTGAACTACGGTTCAACGGCGTGGAACACGGCAGCCACAGACTTCGCGACCAACGCAGTGATCGCAGCCAGCTACGCTCTGACCGCAATGCTTCACCGCGGCGGCCAGTCGATGGTTGGTGCGATGCCAAACATGGTCATGGCGTCTGAAATGTTCACGGAGTTCAAGAACAGCTTCCGCGAGAACAACCGCCAGATGATGCCGTTCAAAGACGGTGACCTTGGCTATCCAGGTGAAACCCTGATGGTTGACGGCATGGTCTACTCGATGGACTATGCAGTGCCAACAGGCGAAGCCTACATGTACTTGCCACAGTACGTCGAAGCCTTCTTCGTCCACGATCAGATCTACGGTGCGAAGGGTCCTGACTACTCCGTGAAGGACGTCGGGTACCTGTACTACGCTTCGTGCTACGGGAACTTCAAGTTCCAGCCAAAGTACTTGGCCCGCTTCATCAAGGTCTGATGATTGAAACTGAGCCCGGCCTAACCGGCCGGGCGTCTTCTTACTCTCTGATTCAATTCTCCCCGTTTGGAGCGGTGCAATATGTCATGTAACATTCAGATGAATTTGGGCCAGGTCGACATTGTCGAAGACGATCGGTATCTGGGAGTCGTCAAACGATTCGCAGACATTAACCGCGACTCCGCGGTAAACTGGTATCCTGAGTCCGCAGCCAACCTGAAGGCAGTGTTCGTGAAGAACGACTCAGGTGGAACGCTTGCGAGCGGCCTCGGTGTCACGTACAAGGCTGGTGGAGTCGGCAAGACGATCGGTGCTCTGAGTGGTGCCAACCTTCGCTGTGACGGCGTGGTTGACCCATTCCTCGGTGCAGCCGTAACCGTTGCCAACGGTTCATACTTCTGGCTGATCATCGAAGGTCCAATCGACGTTGAAGTCGGTGCTGGCGACTTGACCAGCCTCGGTGTTGTTCAGACTCTGGCCAGCGGCAAGTTCGGAACCGGTACTGCCGGTACGAACTCTGTGGGTCACTCTGGTATCTCGGCCGAAGCCGGTTCTTCTGGTGGTCGGGCCCGTGTGTTCTTCAACAACCCGTTCTCAGCCTACAAGGGCTGATATGCGTCAAACATGTCGTACGTCGATTGCGGCGTACGACGGTTTTACTTTTGCCTCACGGCTACGAAGGGTGGTGATCCTAACATGAACGTCTTGCCTCCAAGTCCTCCTGCAGGTATCCACAGTACTCAGACCGTCCAAACGGTTCAGCCCGGTAACCCGATCCAGGTCACGCTGACTCCGAACACTCGGAAGTAAAATGGCTGACAGTCAAAAAGAATCGAAGGGGCAGGCAGGCTCGACTTGCCTGCCCCTTTCTGTTTTCCCGGGACGCACAATCTGCACAGGCCCGTGCGGACTACCGGTACGAGATGTCTCCCCCAGAGGTTTCTGTATGACATGCGAAGACAACACAAAGGCAGCAGGCACCATCGCTGTCCTGGCCGCTCAGCTCCCCAAGAAGGGCTTCAGAGACGCCATCAACGAAGTCAGGCGTAACAGCCAGCCTATGTCGCTCGCCATCGCTGACGCGGCTATGGCGGAGCTTGGAGGAGAGGCTGAGCTGGGCCGGATGATCGTGAGGGATCTTCGGCAGGTGAAGGGAGATCATCTCCCCGATGACCTGAAGGCATTCCACGATGTTGACTGGAAGGTCGCCAAAGGTCTCACCGAGATCCTCGTCAAGCTGGCGGCTGACAGGGACAAGCTGGTTGGTGAGACCGCGGACCCACTGGCTGACGTGTCAGAAGGCGACCTCATGGCGATCGCAAGCCAGGCTGCGTTGCTACAGATCGAGACAGACGAAGAGTTCCGGTTGAAGATCCTCGACATGATCGTAGACATCGATCCGGAGATGGTGTTGCAGGCGGCTGGCAGAGCAATCGACAGGTTAGAGTCAGGCCCAAAGGTGGAGGTTATCGATGCCAAGTTTACTTGATATTCTCGGCTACGCTGGCAACGCTCTCGACCTCCCGGGTTCTTCCGTACGCGACCTGTTGACCGGCAACAATCCGTTCGACCAGTGGCTCACACCGTTCTCGGATGGGAACCGTGCGACAGGCCGAGACGTACTTCACGCCCGCTTCGGTGTCAGTGAGAACGAAGAGACCGGCATGTCCGGCTGGCTCGACAACCCGATGGAGGGTGTCAAAGACATCGCCGGGTTCGGGGCGGAGATGCTGCTCGACCCGACGAATCTGATCCCCGGTGGTGCGATCCTCAAAGCTCTGAAAGGTCGTAAGGCGGCCAAGGTTGCGAACGCCGGGATAGACGCAGAGAACCTTGCGAACGCTGGCAAGTACTCTATGGTGAATCCGAAGGTGGCGGGGCGGCCAGAAGTTCCCACCAGCCCTACGCTACCAGAGGGTATTCCGGAACTTCAGCCAGGTTTCGCACGGGCGGTACATTGGGCTTCGCCGGAGAATGTCGATCAGATCAGAGAGTCAGGTCTTGACTACAGCCGCCAAGGGATGCTGTCCAGTACGGCTCAAGTATGGGGCGATGGTAGTAAGGTCAACTACTCGCCTCCGAATGACCCACGATTCAGCGGGGGTCAGGCAGTAATCTTCGACTTCCCGGAAGGCGAACTGAGACTCCACGATAACATCGCCAGAAGCCCTGGAGTACTGGACCCGAAGTACTTCGTCGGGGCAGTACCGGGACCCAAGCCCCAGCCTAAGAACCCGATGACGGCTGCCCCGAACTGGAAAGATCAGGTTGCGGACTTGGAGTCGCGGAAGGACGACCTCCTATACTCAGCGGGGGCTTACGAAGAGAACATGGGTGCTGGGGTACTCTTCGACGAGATATCTATTGCGAGGGGGGAGGGTCTCACAGATGGCACTATGGCATCACTTGACAGAGCAGGGTACCGAGCTGAGTACGACGACCTATCACGTCAGGTAGAGTCACTACGTGCAGAGAACCCGATGAAGCGTCTCGGGTACACACCGGGCGGCGAAGACCCGATGTTCCCCGGCAAGGAGACTATGCACCACGGCGGGCACGACATGTCAGCCTCCGCCACAGAGCAGCACCCGTACGGCATATTCGACCTCGGTAGACTCAAGACCGGGGAGGGAGCGAACATCTTTAGTCCCGGGGCGTACAAGGCAGACGTGGAGGCAACTTCCGCCAGGTATCAAGAAATAGTACAGGACAAGCTGGACGAGGAGTTCTACCGAGGTGAATCCGCTTTGGCCAAGTACTTTGAACCCGGGAAGACTTTACTTCAGGGGTATATGGGGGAACGGGTTGATCGTGTTCTAGAGTTCAAACCCGGAGGTAACGGGGAGCAGTGGGCTGTAAAAGTACAAGGCATGGCGGAGGACAGTCAAGGAGTGTACCGGCCCTCAGGACAGCCGAGATGGCACTCGACGGTGCCCGATAGACCTGAGATGTATAAACTCCTCGGAAAGAACCCCAACCGGGCGAGGCTCTACAAGTACGACACCCCGTTGGGGACCAAGGATAGCTTCATGAAGTGGGAGGGTGGGATACATGATCAACCGCCTGCCGCCCAGGAGTTCATAAATTCAAACCCAACGGTACAGAAGTTTGACCAGTACGCCAGCCTGCAAGAGAACACCGATGCTGCACGGCGTGAGATTGCCACGTTAAAGAAGCAGTACGGGATAGACCCGCTCACCCCGGTGAAGGACGGGGACCCTACGCCACTTCTTGAGGCAAGACGACGGCTACAGGAATCGATACAGGGGGAACTCGCCTTTAAAGCCGAGATGACGGGGACCGGGGGAATCCATCCGTACTACTTTGATCAGATGGCGGATAAGCTGTGGACCGGTGAGGACTTGGCCCAAGTGCTAATGGGTAACCGTCCAGCCGACGCAACACTCGCTGATACAGCGGGCTTGAAGGCGGCAGGTGTACCGGGAATGAAGAACCTCGCCGGGTCCACGAGGGGCCAGACGTACAACTATGCAATCTGGGATCAAGACCTCCTCAACCAGATGCGAGTCCGAGAGATCGACGGGCAGCGGATGCCGATCAACCCAACCACGATGGTGGAGCAGCAGGCCGTACCAGCTCGCCGAGGTATCGCTGAGGACGACCTGCTGGATATGACAAACCCGATGCGAGAGAAGATGGAAGTGCCGAACGCGATGAAACCAATCGTGGCGGGGGCGGTGTTCCACCTGTTGGCACGGCAGAACAATTATGGGGGTGCGTTTTGAGCGATGATATCAAAGACAAGATCCGTCAGGCACTGAGGGATAGACAAGACACGCAGATCGGTCTGGCCGCCGCGGCCAAGCTGGCAAAGGCCAAGGTCGATGCACTGGAGATCTTCAGACCTACAGAGTACCAGGAGGCGGTAGTCACCTGCGACACGTCCGAGACTCTGGTTCAAGGGGGTACACGATCAGGTAAGTCCACCATCGTGGCCGCCATGATTGCCTCGTACCTCCGCAACAAACCTATCACGTTCGCAGACGGATCGAAGCACGAGTGTCGTGAGCCCGGATGGAAGGAACGCCCTGTCAACGTCTGGCTTGTCGGTCTGCAGCTCAACCACATCGGGCAGACCATCTATCGACTGCTTTGCAAGCCTGGTGCGTTCGACATGGTTCGAGACGGTAAGACCGGACTGTGGAGAGCCTGGCAGCCCGGCCGTATCCCCGGCGATGATCAGATCCCGGTACAGGATCGTAAGCCGGCGCCACCCCTGATCCCACCATCGGAGATCGAGAAGGAGTCATGGTCAAACAAGGCAGCCTTCCAGTTCGATTCATTGATCATGAAAGACGGGTCGACGGTCTACGCGTTCGCTTCATCAGGTGCGGTGAAACGAGGGGACCCTGTCAACATCATCTGGATTGACGAAGAGATTGAGAACAGCGAGCACTACCCAGAATGGCAGTCTCGACTGTCGGACAGGAAAGGTCGGATCTTCTGGACGTCGTGGCCGAACGCCTCGACACCAGCTCTGCTGAATCTGTACCGGAGGTGTGAAGCCCAGCGTGAAGAAGTCCAGCTCGGCACCCGCAAGAAAGCCGACGTCACGAACTTCATCTTCATGGGTTCGAAGTCCCCCTTCGTGGATGACGACGAGAAGCGGAAGCGAGCCGAGGGCTGGACCGAAGAACAACTCCGTGCCCGCGATTACGGTCAGTTCGTGGTCGACAACATCCTTGCCTACCCCGAATTCGATCGGCGGATTCACTGTGTTGACTACGGCGACGGTAGCCCGCTCAACGACAAGGTCACGGACGCGATGCGTCGGTTGAACTGGAACGTACCTCCGGATTGGTGCGTCGACCTGATCCTCGACCCAGGTACCGCCCGGCCGGCCCTGCTCTGGGTGGCCATACCGCCCGAGTCTTTCTGGCATGACGAAGAACCCTACCACATCGTGTTCCGCGAGATGGCGGTGCCCCGTATCCACGCGGGAGAGATGGCCCGCCGGGCTAAGGCAGTCGACCCTTTTCGATACTATTCCCGGTTTATCGGGGACGCCAAGGCTGGTGACCAGACCCCGATGGGGCACGCACACACGGTTTTTCAGAACTACGAAATGGAGTTCAAGAAGGCGGGCTTGCAATGTCAACTCACAGGCGGTATGTTTCTCAGGGGTGAGACTGTCTGGATTAACAGGTCGCTGAAACTCCGGACGCTTATGCAGGTCAGACACGGCTGCGGCAAGCCTCGGCTCCGCATCGTGGCTCATGCTTGTCCGACATTGATTCGTCAGCTTGAGACACTGGTCAAGGCTGTCACCAAGGAGGATGTGCAGGACAAACTTGCGTCTGGTCAAACCCATGACCAAGTCGACACTTTGGAGTACTACGCTGGGTTCAACCCGAAATTTCTCGGTCCACCTCCCGGCTACGTTCCTAAAGACCCAGGTCTCCTGATGTGGGAGGCTGACCAGAAGTTCCTGACAGAACGTTTCACCCAGAAGAAATCTGCCAGCAGTGGTCAGATAGTTCTTGGAATTCCATAACCCCCGGACGTGCTATGAAAACGAGAGACATTGTTCGACAGGTAGTCATCGACCAGAACCCTCACACAGTCTGGATCGGTGACACGGTGTGGTGGTGTGCTCAGGGTCAGACAGACAACGTTCCGGCGGTGGCCACGGTCACAGACTTCTGCGGGGACAACATGGTCGACCTGACATACAATACGCCACACAGCACTGGCAAGCTGCAGGTCCTGAAGGGCGTATGCCTTCTCGGCGATGAGCGGTTGAAGAATCAGAACTACCGATCCAAGGGAGCTTGGCTCCCACGTACGGCCTTTGCGATGCTGCAGATCAAGGATTGACGGTAAATGCAACCTCTCGACATGGAACAACTGCAGCGATACGTTCTCGGCCCATTGGTTAACCAGTGGTTCGCCCGGTTCGGTGCTGCAGAGAAGTCGAAAGAGCGTTTCAACGTCATGGCAAAGCTGTGCCGGCAATTCCTTGGCAGCTCAGCCAAGACGATGTGGGAGGACTCATTCCGTAAAGAGTTCTACCCATCGGTCAGCCAGCCTCAGTTCATGGTCAGCCTGAACAAGGCGTTCGAGCTGGTCGCCATCATCGGCCCCAGCTTGTACTGGCAGAACCCCACCCGAGAAGTCAAGACGGCAGACACTCCGGACCAAGTACAGATCGCACAGATCCTTGGCCAGAATGACCCGGCCCTGTTGGAGCAGATCCAGCAGGAGCAGCAGATGACCGAGGCTCAACGCACGATGCGTAACAGTCTCGCCACTGTCGTCATGGAGTACATCGGTCGACAGCATCCCGGGTCCGTCAAGTCCACGTACGAGATGATCGTTAAGGACGCTCTCGTTACTGGACGTGGCTGCGGTTGGACAGAGACGTACCCAGACAGGGCCACGGGGGCCGCCTGCGTGGGAACATTCTACGCCCCAGTCGACGACCTGCTGATTGACCCGGATGCAACAGACCCACTATGGGGGGACGTCAACTGGATCTCCCGACGACACGTCGAAGAAGCATGGATCGTTGAACGACGGTTCGGCTACCCGCCCGGGTACCTGCACAATCGGGGCACGCATACATCGCAGGAGTTCGGTGCGACACAGAACCGCAACGAAGAACTCTACAAGAACCGCGTTGAGTGGTATGAGGTCTGGTCAACGGGCGGTATCGGTTCACGAATCACAGGTATTCAGGGGGAGATGGGTCAGGCGATTGACCAGCTTGCAGGCGACAATTGTTACCTATGCCTCTGCCGAACAGTTCCACACCCACTGAACCTTCCCCCATCGCTGGTCAACAACGGCACGCCAGAACAGATCGTGGAGATGCTGCGATGGCGTACGTCCCGGTTCGGCTCGATCTTCGAGGTTCATAAGGACCGTAAGTGGCCAGTCGAGGTTATGGACTTTTACCCGATCAACAATACACCGTGGCCGATGGCAGTCCTTGGCCCCGGCATCGGCTCACTGCTGGCGATGAACGTACTGCTGGTCACTCACCTTGAGATGAGTTGGGACCGTCGACGGGATATCATCGCCATCTACAACGGGTACGAGCAAGAGGTTGAGTCCGCAATCAAGAGCGAGGCCAACCCGGCGATTATCAAGATCAACCCGGTCAGCAATGTGCGAGTCCAGGATGTCGTGTCGTTCCTGACACGACCAGAGGTGCAGGGCAATCTGCTGGAGTGGATGCAGTACCTCGACAACCAATTCCAGATGGCGACAGGACTCGACGATATCCACTACGGTGTCAGTCAGAAGCAGGCACGCGTGCAGGCCGACGTACAGGCCAAACAGTCGGCCTCCAACGTCCGTCCTGAGAAGATGGGCACCGACGTTCATAAGTTCGTGGTCAACGTCTCCACGAAGGAGCTGTGGCTTTCAGCGATGTACATGAAAGGCCAACAGCTTCAGGGACTACTCGGCCCGTGGGGTGCGATGGCGTGGGATACCCTACTCGGGTCATTACCATTCGAGGAGCTTTGCCGCGAGGTAGAGATCTGGGTCGAAGCCACGGATCTGAAGCGGCCAAACCGCGACAAGGATATGTCCGACCTGGAGATGATCGCACCGTTCATGATCCCGGCAGCACAGAAGTACGCCGAGCTGACAGGTGACGAGAAAGTTCTCAATGCCTTCCTCGCCCGGTTCGGAGAAGCCGCTCAGATCAAGGACGTAGAGGACTTCTTCTTTGGTCCTTGGCGGCCGGCACCAGACGAGGCCACGATGCAAGCTCAGCAGCAGATGGCGATGCTGCAGTCTCAGAAACTTGAGGCCGACACTGAAGAGACCAAGGCAAAGACTGTTGCCAGATTGGTTGACGCCCAGTATAAACAGCAAGGAGCCACGGCACCTTCCTCACAGAAGATGCAGTGGAACGAGATGTTTAATCAGCAGAAGGTTCGTATGCAGGAGGAGGCTCACCTGCAGAAACTGGTTCACCTGCAGGAGCAGCAGGACATTCAGGCCGAGGCGGCCCGTAACAAACCCAAACCCGGAGGTAAGTAATGCTATCAGCGATTGAGAAGTCCGCCCTTGAGCTGATGCTGAGAGAAAAACTCGGCAGTGGCGTCGGTACGTCGGCTCTGCTGAAGGTCTTGATGTCTGTGGTCGACTCCTACGTCCCGCCATACGAGTCGATACCGGTTGCGGACCTTGAACCTGTGCTGGAGGTTGATGAACTCCACCCGGTGTTCGAGCGACCCGAAGTCGTTGTTACGGAATCCTCACCATGAGTGAAGAACGCTTCCCCACCAGACGAGAAAACATGGAGTGGATGGCTGTGCAGGACGCAGGCCCCTACGCCATCGAAGCCTTCGAACGGATGCTCGACAACGGTGAGTCCGTCTCTATGGCGGCTCAGCTTGCAACACGATCTCCACCAAAGACCGGCGTTGACGACCGGATGCTCAGTAAGAACACCAAGTCTGTCACTGAGCAGTTCAAAGGTTGTGAGCCGATGCTGGCTCTCTACCGGAACATGTATCAGCAGAAGACTGGTGAGAGACTTCCAGAGGATGCTGTCGTCTACCGCGGGTTGGCCAAGTACCCAGGAGACCCGGACTGCATCGTTACCCACAAGCATTCGCTGTCGGACGTGAAACGCAAGATGCGTGACCGTAACGAACACATCGAAGGTGACTGGGAGAACCACCCGGTTCAGCAATGTCCAAAGGGGCAAGAGGTCGCCATGTCTGACATGGTGATGAACCGGTACAAGTCTGAGTACCGAGCACTGCCTGACTTCGAGGATGTGGCTGAGAAAGATCTCGAAGCAGAGATCCTTCACAACCACTCCCGCCCGATGAGCGGTGAAGACCTGATGAGTGTGGCGACCGACCTCGACACTGTTGTAAAGAAGAACTTCGGATGATCACTGTCGACGATATGATGTCTCACATGTCTATCCAAATCAACCAGCCGCTCAGCGGCTGGCTTGAGGGGAAAGTACGGAACGCAGTGCTTGCTGCCTGGGCGCGTCTGATGTCCCTTCATGAGTGGGCTTACTTCCACCGGATGGGATCTATCATCACGTACGCGGGTCAGACCACAGGCACCGTGGACTTCGTATTGTCGACACGGCAGGTAACCCTGACGGACGCGACGTGGCCGACAAACGCTACGTCTCGTCACATCCGGATTGACCACAACTGGTACCCGATCTATCGACGTATCAGCAGCACCGTTATCGAACTGTTCGAGGGTAAACACCCGGCAGCAGATATGACGGACGAATCGTACGTCATACAGCAGGTCGTGTATCCGCTGCCGCAAGACGTCGGTGATATCCTGCAGGTAATTGAGAGCCGGCAGAACACACAGCTCGTTAGGCTCGACATCATTGAAGCCTTCGAACTGCAGGAGGGGTTTGCCTGGTCACCGATCCTACCGACCAGGTACGCCCTCATCGGCGATTCAAATAATCCTCAGCGGTGGAACCTGTGGATTCCAACCCAGCAAACGGAAGACACCGTTCTGCAGTACATGTACAAAGCGCGGAGACCCAGCGATGTCCTTGTTAGAGAAGCTCGTGGAACGGTTTCGGTTACAGGCGGAGTGGCAACGTTTTCTGAAGACGTGGTTACGACCCTGTGGAGTGGGGCCAACGTCCTGCTGAGAATCGCCAGCAACGATACGACGACTCCGACAGGTGCTTGGGGTGACACTCAGGCCGGTGACATCAGGTTCGACCGGAACTGCAACGAGGTGAGAGTTCTTGAACGTCTCACATCCACTACGTGCCGCATTTCCAACACAACTTTGGTGGTGGACGATGTATCGTTCGCAGCCTCCAGTCTCATCGACACTGGTGATGCGACGATGGAGATTTTGGTAGCAAGACTTGCGGAGGATGAATACGGTGCGAAACCTGTGGGGAATCATAACGAACTTCTTGTTTCGAAAACACGACTTGCTTCAGCCTTCCTCGAAGCAAAGTCTGCCGACGCCAGACGCGTACGAAACAAGTCCGCTGTTGCGAAGTGGTACGGTATGCGGCTCCAGGACATTGGATATTCCACCGCAGGTACCTGAGCTTGAATGGATCACAACGGAAGACCTGGCGACTGAGATTCTTCGGCGGAGTGATGCCGGTATCATAATTACTGTTTCGCGTTTGGTGCCAGACCGGGACACGATGGGTATCTACAAGAGGGGGTGCCTTGAGCAGACGCTCCTGATACTCCATGCCGCAGCCAACTCGATCGTGAAGGAGGAGATGTGAGTTTGAAACGTATAAGGTGCGAAGTGCTGAAGGTCGAGTGGGTAAAGGAAGACCGGCACAACAAGACATTGGTCCAGCCTCTGGCAGAAACGGCAGGACCCACAGAAGACCCAGTAGAGGTGCGATTCCCGCACCGCACTGAACCTGGTGACATTGTTTGGATTATGCGATGAGTGCTCCCGAGTGGAACATCCTGAACCGAACTCTCCTCACCGTCCGTGACATGGCGGCTACGAAGGTATTCGTGGCCAGTCAGGGCGAGGTGGTGCGGACTATTGCCCCCAACGCAGTCAAGGTGTGGAAAGCGGTTGAGCAGGGCCGAGGTGAGACCGGATTGGTAAACCTCGCCCTCCCCGCTATCCGCATCTCCGTTCTACCTGTTGACTCTACCATCGGTGCTGGACTAAACTGTGCCGACGATGAGGTAGTACGAGTAGCGATCCAGATCCTCGACAGTTCGAATTTCGACCAGTCCGGCCCGTTAAGGACCTACATGGATTGGATGGATTCGATCCGGTCGGAGTTGTTACAGGTACCGAATCCGTTCCTCCAGGACGCTGACGTAGCCGTGTATGACCCCTACGTCGTTCATATGGTCAAGAGGCTGCCCGCCGAGGCCCAGAGCCTAATCAGACACGAACAGCAGGTCGCAATGCTTTCCTTCCAAGTAATGGTGAGGCACCACAGATGACAATATCCGTACCAGTAAATGCCCGTATGATGATCGACGGGAATAAGTTCTGTTTCGCAAAGTTTCTCAACAACAGCTCCGTCGAACGGGTACAGAACCCCGACGCGTTGTGCGGGAATCGAGACCCACTCATCAACCGTACGGCTACCGGCCGGCGGAAGTTCCAGTTCACAACGTATCATGACATCACGGTCCCGATCCTTCAGGAACTTCTCCCGCTGGCCGGTATGACTCTGGCGACTGGCGCGTACACAGCGAACCAAGCGGCGTTGACGGGTATCCCCATCGACATCGATGCGGTAGGTGCGGTCCACAGCTACAGCAACGCCAAGATGACGCGTATGATCCTCCGGGGCCAGACGGGTACACTGCCGATCTCCATCGAGTGTCAGTGGATCGCTGAGAATGAAACCGAAGGATCGCCGAGTTGGGTTGACGGCACCGTCGATAACATATTCGCTTTCCCGGGGGCAACGTACGCAATCGATGGGGTCAGTGTCGGCTTCGACAGGTTCGCATTCGTCATCGACAACAAGTTGATCCCATCGTGGAACTCTTCGGTCACCGTCACGGATGTTGGCAACGGTCCCCGCCAGACGCTGCTGGCAACGAGTATCCCATACATCGCCACTACGAAAGACCTGTACTGGGACAACAGGGATTCAACAGCGGCCGGAGTAGACCACGTTCTCGCGATCACAAATGGTACCGACAGCCTGACGATCAATATTCCGAACGCTATCTTCGTCCCAGAGGCACCTTCAATCGAGGGAGCACTTGAAGAGATTCGTTTGCCGATGACATGGGAAGCACACCGCACCGCCGCTGTTGCCGGCTTCAACCTCGTGCTGGTCAACACATGATACCTGCTTACCTGAATGATGGTTTCACCGCAGAAGTATCGGCCGGCGTATTCTGCCGGCCGATGCTCTGGGCTGAGAAGAAAGCGTGGAGAGAGATCGCCGCGTCAAGTACTGACGATGGTTGGTACCGACTCATCCAGCATCACGTCTATGGTGATCCCACCGGCCTGAGCACGGAAGAACGGGCTCGGGTTGTCGAAGCTGTCCTCGGGTACACAGTGAAGGATGAGAACCGGGACTTCCAGGATCTCAACGATACAGTTCAGTTACATGCGACAAACCCCGGACTGAGCCTGGCGAGTTGTCAAACTTGTCGAGCGTATTGTTTCAATCACGAAACGGGCGAGGTTTACTTCGGCCCGTCTGGGCAGCCGACTCCGCTGCCAAAGAATATCAAGGTACCCTGCGAAACGCAGCGAGGATGCCTGAAGGGTCACTGGTCTGAGCCTGTTGGCCTGTCGAACGATAAGTGGTTACTCACCTGGAGACACTTCTGGAGGCATCGGTTTGAGTGCCCTCTGCAGGATGAACTGTGGCACCGAAATCGGATGCTGATTGAATGGACGGTGCTTTATGGACGAGATAAGCGATTTGATCCGTTTGTTGGCGGAAGCTCCAATGGAAGAGCCGCCGATGACCCGTCCGAAAGAACTGCTCGACAGGATCGCGATTGAGCGTGTTGTAACGCAGGGCGTCACCCCAGAAGGTAACGCGTCCCCTGAAGCCCGGCCAACAGACGTCAAGGTTGCCCCCGGCATCTCAGCCTCACCAGCAGCCGCCAAGGGATCGCCCGGCGTCTCAGCTTCCCCCACCGGGACCAACGCGTCAGCGGGCCAGCCAGCGGACCCCAAGGACAGTCCTACCGAGGACGGTACACCCGGCCGTATCGCTGGGGTCATGCCGTTCCCCGGAATTCCGGCATCGCCATCTGACAAGCCAATATCGGTCGGGGCCTCAGCCAATCCACGCACCGGCATCCCGGACATACCTGTCGAGGTGGAGGTAAAGCCGAATGGTATGTTTGCCGGGCCGACCGCACCCGTTCGATACAAAGAGGCTCTACCGGGACAACCAATCTCTCCAGTTGGTGTGGAGCAAAGCCCCGGCCAGCCCGCAGCCCCAGTACGTCGTGACCCCGCTGGTGTGCAGTCCGCCGGCCCCGCGGAGAAACCATTTGACCCCGGACGCACCGTATCCCCGCGAACTCAGGAACCTATCAAAGTAGGTGAAGCGAGAGTCTACTCCCCCGAAACTATGGCGGGCCGGGTCGCCACACCAAAGATTCTCGACGCAATCGCTGGTGTACCCGCGGCTGAGCGGGAGAAACAATCCTTCACTGGTACAGCTCAGGTCACCCCGCAGTCCCAGGTGACAATCACAGTTCCGCCGGCTTTTCCGTACGACCCGAAAGAACTCTTTGCAGTTGTCGATAGTTTGATAAACTTACCCCCACGACGAGAACACACCCCCGGACGGAGTCTTTCGTCGCCAGTTGACCAGACAGAGTTGGAGTCGACTGAGGCGTTCGTTGCCCGGTCGTTCACGGAGAATGTTGGCAAGACGTCTGACTTTGACAGGTGGGACTTATGATTTTCAGCTACGGCACATACACGCACGATCAGGACGAAGTGATGGTACGCACTTCGAGCCAATGGATCGTTGACGGGTTCCACCGCCGCATGGGCGAGATCATCGAGTACACCATCATCGGCGTGAAGAAGGTTGCCGACGATGTAGACCCAGCCGTGACGCAGGCGGCCCTGACGGACGCTTTGTTCGACTTGACAGAATCGTACAACCTGGATAACCAGGATATTGAGCTACTGCAGGACGACGGGACCCCGACAAGGCACGTCCTGTACAACGAAGATACCTTCGGCGGTATCAAGGTCGTCGTCCCACCGTCATTCATGAATGGACCGTGGGGCGGCCGGGTTGAGTACACGAACTGCCGAACGTACTACATCGTCCTCAGGGCAGAGATCCGCGTCGGTGACGGACTGTTCTCCCTCAAGCAGAAGTTGACAGTTCGGGGTACCGGCGGCCCGAAGTGGCGGTACAGCCCGAAGTTGGTTGGGGTTCCGGACGGACAGGTCCTCCAGACAGACACATCCTTCTGGTACGTCCAGGAGGGAGAAGCGATCGGGAGAACTACCCTCCCGATACCGGCTGACGTACTGTTCCCAACTATCGAGCACGGAGAGATGCGGCTGATCGAGTACACCGACGCTGCTGATATCCGGGTAGGCGAAACAGAGAATCAGATGGAGATGTACGGTACCTCCTGGAAGTACATGATGGAGGCAACGACGGCCCAGGGATTTAGTGCCTTCGTAGTACCAACAGTAGGGGAGCTTACCTGATGGGTTGGACTTTCCCTAGTATCGATAAGCCTGTCCAGGCGGAGTACACGCAGACCGTGGGGTTCGCCCCGGACGTGGCTCTACTCCGGTACAACCTGCAAGGGGGAAACCTTCCAGCGACAGGTATGCTGACTCTTACTTGGCTTGCCAGCACGATCACACTGCCGAACTGCGTCGTGGACCTGGCCAGCCTCCGGGTCACTGACGACGGTATCTATTCAATCATAAAAGTGCTTGACCGACGAGAACTCTGGAAACGCGTCGTACCGATCTCAGGGGAGTACAACACCCTTCGTGCGGGCAGCTTGGCTCGCCAGATGAGTCTTCGATCGCTCGGCACGATTCTCATGACGGCACTCGGTGAAGCCAGTGCTGTGGTGTCAGCATTACCGATAGATGTCTATCCTCCGGTTTCCTGGAGGTGCGATGACGTAGTTGAGGTTGCAGAAGCTCTGTTCACAGAGTATGGTTACACAGTCGCCCTCGGGTTTGGCTCCGAAGCCGTCACCGTGGTGAAGCTCGGCACCGGGGCGACTCTTTCTACATCTAATATGTTTGCAGGGTCTGACACCCTTGACCCGAAGCTGACGCCGCGGTACATGCGGAACTGTTTCGGGGATTCAGTCGCACAGGTGCGACTGAAGATGGAAGCTGTCGGACTTGACACAGATGGTCAGTGGTACCCCATAGACGAACTGTCTTTCACGCCGGGTGCAGGCTGGAGCCAGACACCGCCGTACACTTTGTCCGGGGCCATAGACACACTGACCGACGAGCAGAAGGTGGAGGCCAACGCTTACGTCAGGTCGGCGTACCGTGTCATGGGTTTCGCAGACGGAACGTGGGACGTACCAGACGGCTCGGAAACTCTGGCAACACTCGACCAGATCCTCCCGATCGATGGACGACTACTAGGGACCGAGGATCTTCGGCCTGACGAGTCGTACAAGCCTCTAAATGTCTACGGGCAGTACCTGAAGCTACCGAAGGAAAAGGCTCAGCCAGCTCTCCCGGAGTTGACCCTGATCGGGGACCGAGTGGTCGGACTTCAGTACAAATTCGACGGTGAGTCGGGGCTGTTACTGTTCGACGAACCGATCTTCTACGTTGATACGGCAGACTACTTCCCTGCGGATCTATGGATCGAGGTAACGATTCGTATCCGAAGTGCAACCACCGGATCGTGGCGACACTACGAGTACGACGTGGAGACGGAGCCGACCGGAACTGGGTACTACGCGATTCGTCATGAGGACCGGGCCGAAACGGTAGTGGCGTATGACGCGGACCATCTCGTTACCGGTTTCAGTACGAATCAGGTTGCTTTGGAGGCATTGGGTGACGCGGCGGCTGCGGCAGCGTCTGGTATGTTTGTGACGACGGCAAGCCAGCATATCATCTACAACCAGCCGGACCTTGCAATTCGATGTGACGGTGCTATCATCCAAGTCAACCACGTCATGACGACGGGTGAGTACGAGCACGCGGTTAACCGGACAACCGCGTCCAGAAATTTTGAGTTCGACAAGAAGATTCCGTCGAGGGCTCAACGTGTCGCACACCTGAGGGCAACACGATCTGCGGTACACCTCCACCGGGCTAAGGTAGAGGCAGCGAGGGTGAGGGACGCTAATGACTGATCGACATATAAAAAACAACCGGTCCTCAGTGGACTTGTCCGCAACGATACCGTGGGTTAACGAATCAGGGGAGGTGATCCCGGCGTGTGGGGTAGTCCAGCTCAGGACTGCCTTTGACACGACTAGCCACGCCTCAAAACCGAATGGTGCGGACGGGTTATTCTTCACCAGCGGTTTTGCACCAGTCATCGTAGGCGGTAAAGGTGAATCACTTGTATGGGACAGGCCGAGGCCGGTACTACTTGCGGCAGGTGTTGTGGTAGGGGATGAGGTAGGCCCGGTTGAATCTAGCTGGAGCATGACCGCAGATGGAACTGGTTTCCGAGTACTACGTCAGCGGAATGCTGACGGAATCGGCGTTGTCGTCCAGGTCGGCGGCGGCGGCTCAGGCGGAGGGCACACGATCTGGTTCACGATTGATTCCCTTCTCTGTCCTGAAAGCGATTACGTTTCCGAAACGACACTGGTTGTGACGGCGACACACTACAACCAAAGTTGCACGGGAACGCCGCCCGGAGCAAACTACGAGGGCACCTACGATGTGTATGACATCTGCAATTACCTCCACGGTCTGGTCGAAGATGATCTGCTCGGAACAACTGGACGCGCCACATACATGTACCCGCTGACAGGAGCCTGCGAGCCCCGTTGGGTGATTGACGACCTTTGTGCCCAGCCGGAGTGTTGATAGATGCCCCCACGATACCTCCGCAAAGGATCAACAAAACTCAAACCGTGCTCCGAGTTCAAGGTCGAGGCGTGCGACATTGCTCCTGCTGATCAGTGCTGCGGTGCTTTGCCCTGCACGCTGTGCTTGGAACTGGAAGTCTACGGCGAAGCCACCACGTACGGTACTGCGACGTTCGGCGGCTCATCATGGACTGGCACGGTTGGCGGACTGGCGTTTGTATCGTACTGGGAACGTGAAATTCTGCCAGACATTATTCCTGGCACCGAATTAAGTGCTAACTCAATTGGCATGTCGTGGGCCGCAATCGTAGAGGCGACTTACACGATGGGAAGCCCGGTAGACGAACCGGGGAGGAATGCTAACGAGACGCAACACGTTGAATCTGTTGAGGCGTTTAATATAGGATTGAGCCAAGTCAGCCAAGAACAGTATTATGCGGTTATGGGGGTGAACCCAAGCTATTTTGAAATTGGAAATAATCCGGTTGAGATGGTGTCTTGGGATGACGCTAATTTATTTTGCGTTAGACTAAGTGCTCTGCCCGCCGAAGTTGCAATGGGACGAACATATCGGTTGCCGAGTGAAGCAGAGTGGGAATACGCTTGTCGCTCTGGAGCAACAGGAGCATACTTTTTCGGTGCTGATCCTGCCGACTTGCCGACTCATGGATGGTTTACGAATAACAGTGCTGGGCAGACGCAAACAAGGGCAACTAAAGTTCCAAACTCAGCAGGCCTATTTGATACTCACGGAAACGTATGGGAGTGGACGGCTGAAGGCGGGGAAGCTAACAACATAGTTCGTGGTGGTGCATGGGATTCAACCGCTGCTGAATGCCGATCAGCAAGCCGCCGTGTTGTTGATCCAACAACCAGATCTAATAACATTGGTTTCCGTGTCGTAATGATGCAGGGGCCTCCGCTTCCAATCCCACAGATCGGTGAATGCGAGTACATCGTTACCCTCGATGGCGAAGAAGTTTACCGAGCAACCTGCTACGAAGGGGCAAGCTGTCGAGATCCGGGCGGCTCAGTTGGTGTGACGATTGGCTACGACGAGGGCACTCTCACTTGGACAAAGCACGAGCCACGACCATTGGCACTGACCACTGATCCTTATGGGGGGTGCAATGAGTTTTTCTGTGGGACTTGTCGGTGTAGTTGCAGGACGCTGTGCGTTGATGTTTTCGAAGCTCTGTTTTCCTATGGCACACAATACGCGGTAGACACCTATTCCGGAACACTCACTGACACAGCCTACAGTGATTGTGATCCGCCAGTTTGGGAAGGTACGATTGGTAATTTTGAGATCAGGCTGGCACTAGGTCGAGACGATTACGGCAACTGTATAGTTACTGCCACAGTCGACGGGGAAGAATCAACCGCGATTGTCACCGGCTGCGAAGACCTGTCCGGCACCATAGAGCTTTACGATGGATCGTATTTCAACTTTCGATGCAATGACTGCAACAACTGTGCAACGGTCATCGGTGATTGCATTTGCGGTCGACCAATGGGGCAAACATTAACGCTGCTGTGGTCATCCGGAAACGGAACGCATGGAGATGCACCACGAGAGTTCCCGCTCAGTTACGGTATGACGAGTGCCGAAGGAATTGTGTGCGCCCCATATCCTACCGGCGGGCCGTTTCCTGCTTACACCGGCAGTAACTCCGGCAACTATCCAATACCGCAGGGCGGCACAAGAGGAGACACTCTTTATATAATGATGGTTTGCTGCATCGGATGCCCGTTGTGTGTTTACTATCGCTACGCAACCGCCATAGCTGTCGGGGATTTGACGTGGTACTTGACTTACATCAACGTCATCGGGATGGACTGTAATTGCCCCGCGATTCTTACAGTGGATTCATTTTCTGCCCCACTCGACTATCAAATAAACGATGTCACGATCTTTGAAGAGGCGAGTAACTGCTGATGAGCGAACATCGCAACTGTTCCGCAATCACGTCGATGAATCCGAACCCACTTCGGGCAGACCGGCAGTTGCTCTGTATTCAATCATGGTTGGATGCAGGGCTTCGCGTGGTGGTAGTGAACACCGCTGAGGAACTATCCGTAATGACTTTACCGGAAGGAGTCAGCACGGTTGCGTGTGAAGACCTCACGGCCCTCTACGACCGCAAGACGCAATTGGTTTCTTCACTGGTCCGAGTTGGGATCGAGACCGGCGGGATGTTCATGTTGATCAATTCGGACATTGAGATCAGTGGAGACCTCACTCTTATTGACGAGGCTATGAAACACCCGGACGAACTCACGATCGGAATTCGGTACAACCATCAGCCGGGAAGACGGTCCCACCCTACGCTGGAGACTTCCGGCCTCGATGTTTTCCTGATGACTCCAGAACTCGCCGCAACTCTTCCCAAGGCACCATTCGGGATCGGAAAGCCAGTTTGGGATTACTGGATTCCGCACCATTTTCGAAGTCTCGGCATCAAGTTCAACTGGATTCGACGGCGGCTGTTTTTGCACGAGACACACGAACTCGGTTGGTCTCATCAGGAGTGGCAGCAAGGGGCGGATTATCTTTGCGCAAACTACGATATCGTTTTGGGGTATGGGTCGGCTGAGTTCAGGATAAGTCTGGACAAGAATATTCGTGCCCCCGATCCCGTGGTCCAAACTGGGGGCTCCTGCCAGTGCGAACTCTCAGGCTTCTGCACTCTGCGAAACATCGCACTGAAGCCAACGCTGCAAACGCTTTGTAAACGCGACAAGGGCCGCATTGACGCGATGCTGGCGGGCGAAGCGTACGTGTCGCCGCTGGCCAAGACAGCAACAAGCCCGCAGCGTAAATCCTGTAGCACGGGGAAGCGTGGCAAATGCACCGACTGCTCAAACGCTGGCACCCTCATGATGGCCGCGATCCAAGCGGATACAGGACAGCCCGTGTCTTGCGGTTCCTGCAAGACCTATTTGCTATCACTCGACCGCATGTCAGCCCACGATCACGCCGCGATCACTCAGAAACTTTACGCGGAAATCTCATGGCCGCAATCATGGCGGGCGGCACATGGCGACAAGGACGGACAGCGGAAGAGGATTGGTGAAATAGTGTCGGGCGTGTTGGCGATTGCGAAGACAACCTGCAAGGTGGTGAGGCCAGCCAGAGTTCCCGGAGTCAGGGCTTCCCGCAATCACCGCATGATGCGATTGTCAACGTCACAAATACAACTCAGAGACGCAGCCCAATCAGCACCACCACCGAAACCAGACCCGTTCACAGACACTCCCGTGATTCATTTCGGTGCCCACATGTGGCCGTTGAAACAATACTGGAGATGGCACGCAAAACTGTGGCGAGAACTGGCAGAGACAATCAACGGGCGATGCGTTGTCGGTATTGTTACTGATGATAACACGGCCCCGATCGAAGAAGTACAGGCAGCACTGGGTGACAGGTTCGAATTGTTTGTTTCTGCCAACACTCCACAGGGCGAGAACCCCACGTTCCGTGAATTGCAGAACCGCATTCCGCAGGGGCAAAACGACGTTCTGATTTATGCTCATGCAAAGGGCGTTCGGGAACATACGGCGGCGTCTGAGTCGGTCAGGATATGGACAGAGTGCATGTACGAAACCGTGGTGTTTAATACATCCAAAGTCGTGCATAAGTTGTCCGAAGGTTACAAGTCTTTCGGTTCGTTTCGATCGTTTGGCAATGTACCGTTGACCCCCGCTAACAGTTGGCATTACTCCGGAACATTCTTCGCAGTACGGGCGAAACACCTCGGACGAAAAACCGTTAAGACGGGCTACGGTGGTGTTGAGGCGTGGTGTGGAGATCACATACCAGCAGCCGAAGCGTGGAACGAGTTTGTGGATTCTCCCGGCTTCAAATTTGGTTACGATCTGGCAGCGGTTTATCCTGCGATTGTAGATGCTCAGATGCAGTGGGAAGCGAACCGAATCGGCGGTATACGATGCGAGCAGCACAAGCGAGAACTGGATTGGTTTATCGGGCAATTGAAAGCCACAGATCACATACTCGTAATCGGTTCTAAACACGGAGGACTCGAATCCGCAATCAAGCGAAGGCTTCCAGATGTTACAACGGTGGCGATTGATATCGCCCCACAGGTCGATAACTCTCAGGTGGTGATAGTCGGAAGCAGCACAGATCCCGACGTGCAACGCAAGGCTCGTGAGGCAGGTCCGTTTGATGTTGTGTTCATCGACGGTGACCATTCGTATGCGGGTGCGAAAGCTGACTGGGAATTTGCTCTCAGCTTACGACCGCCACTGATCGCATTCCACGACATCGCTGATGCAATCAAGCACCGGAATGAGGGCTGTCATGTCGACCGACTGTGGAGCGAGATCAAAACCGCAGGCCACAGGACGGACGAAAAGATTGTAGGTTGTGGCTGGGGTGGTATCGGCATTGTTTGGAGGGATGAAAATGCACGCAACGGCGTATGAATACGTTTCGCAGTTCTCGATATATTTTCCATCGACGGTTATCGAGATTGGCAGTCGCGACCTGAATGGCTCGGTTCGCCCGTTGTTTCCGGGAGCCACATGGATTGGCCTCGATCTGTATCTGGGGCCATCTGTCGACATCGTGACGAACGCTCTGGATTACACGCCTGCGGAACTTGTCGACATGGTGATTTGCTGCGAGGTCTTTGAGCACACATCAAACTGGGGTGAGATCCTGACGCACGCAGCAACGTGGCTGAAGCCAGGCGGGCGAATCGTCATCACCTGCGCTGGCCCCGGTCGAGATCCGCACTCAGCAATTGACGGTGGGCAACTACATCCCGATGAGCATTACGCAAATATCAGTCAGGATCAAATGGCCGAGGAGCTGCACTACGCAGGCTTCTCACGGATCGACGTGAGTGGCAACGAGCACTGGCGAGACACCTACGCGATTGCACTGAAAGCATAGTTACGGCCGGGCGGCCCCCAATAAGACGGGGCAAGCCCAACGACGGAGCCTGGGAAGGGCCTGCCTCGATCGGGGCAGGTCCGCTCCGTTTTCTACTAGACATGGTTTGTCAAGCACGATACACTGTCGATTCAACATTTTCCCACCGGAGAGAAGTCATGGCAGATCGTCCTCAATTTCGCACTCGTCGCCCGCTCACCCGGCCCACGGGCCCGATCGATGGGAGGTATTTGACACACATTCGGCCAACGGCGAACCCGATGTCGCCGGGGAGAAACGGCCTGAGTTCCATACAAGGGGTTAACAACATTCTGGACAGTCAGATGAATTCCTCCCTCAACCGAAGGATAGACGCTACTGCCGCTCAGACAGCAGCCCGGGGGAGTTCTGGCTTTGTTACCCAGATGCCCTCAGGCCGCGTCCCGATGGGTCAAGGTACGGTGAGTCAAGGTACGGTGAGTCCATATGAGCGGTACGGGGAATCTCTGCCACCTGCAGGATTTTCAATGGGGACCGTATCGCCTGATGCGCAGGTGGAATTCCTGCGACGGGTAGGGGGGTCGGTTAACAACATTCTGGACAGTCAGATGGATTCCTCCCTCAACCGAAGGATAAACGCTACTGCCGCTCAGACAGCAGCCCGGGGGGGTTCTGGCTTTGTTACCCAGATGCCCTCAGGCCGCGTCCCGATGTCCCCCTTGGCCAGCAACGCCCAGCCACAGGGCAACCCCTTCATGGACGAGCAGGAAGCCGCAGTGGCGGACCAGGGGCTGATAGACCGACTGGAGGCTCAAGTCCGTCAGATGCAGGCAGCCAATCCGAAAGTACCTGGGTCTCCCGGAATAAGCCCATACGCAGCTCAGGACGAAGCGATGCGACAACAGGAGGTTCAGGGCCGTCGCACAGGTCAGTTTCTGGATGACAACCCAATGGCGGGTTCCTCAACGGACGCAAACCGTATAGCCCGTAGCATCCCGACAGACATCTACAACCGGCAGACTGCCGGGGCATCAAACGGGTACGAGGGCAACATCGCGTACGCCAACGACCCGGATCGGTACAACCCGATGGACCCCAGAACGCAGGCTATCCAGCAGAGAAACGCAGCCAGCCAGACAGCGGGTCGGCCGGTTGGAGGTGATGATCGATTCACAGGGAACAATCCCCTCGCACAACGTGCTGCCCAGCAAGGTCTGGATGAGCAGCGGGAGGCCCGTGGCGAAGGTGTATTCATCCAGCCCGGTGGACGTGGTCAGCCGTTGCAGTTCATCCCTAACCGCCGATCCCCTGAGGAAGCGTACCAGAATGCCATGGCCCAAGAGCGTCCTGAAGCAAAGTTGGCAAAGTACAACGAACGAGAGGCCCGCATCCGGGAGCTTCAGGCTAACCGCAGGTCGAGTATGCCCCCGGGTGAGTATGATAAACTCCGGGCCAAACAGGTCGACTTTGCGGCAAAGAAAGCCGCGGAGCACGAAGCGTTCAAGGCCGCCAACGGTGGTAAGAACTACGCCCAGGCTCGTCGTGAGAATACCCGAGCGAAACACCAAGACGGTAGGTTCAAGCGGGACGTTAGACGTGGGATGAACCCAATGTCCCCGGGAGCTTTTGCGGCTCATCCGGAAGCAGGCGCACGGTTCAGGAATGCCTATGCACAAGCTGGTAAGGGTGCCGATAAAGTACAGAACCCAATGACGGTCCCCTTCCAGCCGGGGGCACCAGACACACCCGAGAACCGTCAGGCGAGGGGTGACGCCCGTAAGCAATTCAGCGAGACAAGTCCGACGTTGGCGGCTCATGGACTGACGGCGGACTCATCCCCCGCGGATGTTGCAGACTCCTTTGCTTTCGCCCCTGGGGACATATCAGACGCGGGGCTCCAAGAGTACCACGGGTTTATCAAATCACTTGAACCCGGAATTAACGGAGCTTCACCTTTCGCGGACATGCAAGCAACCTCACCAGAGACGTTTGCGATGTTGGAGGAGGCCCGGAACTTTCCTGCGGATACGAAACCCGAAGTACTTCGTGCTTGGCACAATAAGTACAAGGAGGCAGCGGCCCGGCAGCGAGCAAAGGCTCAAGGCGAGTACAAGGTTCAACCATCCGGGATGGAAGGGGTGGGTCCTTAATCAATGCCATCTCTTTCTCAGCTTCTTAACGCTATGCCTCAACCCGGCACCCAGCAGGCCCCCTCCGAATCGGGCGGTAGCCTGCTGGACACGCTCGGTGCTGTCGGAGGTGCGTCTCTCGGGGCTGTCGCGTCCGCAGGTAACTTCCTCGACCTGCCGACCTCGTCGATCCGAGACGTACTTGCCGGCGAGAATCCATTCGACCAGTGGATGACTCCTCTGACAGACCAGAACCGAACCAGCGGTCGCGGACTGCTGGAGAAGTACGGTATGCGGGCCAACAAGGAGACCGGTATCGGCGGCTGGTTCTCTGACCCGGGTGAAGGTCTACGCGACATCGCTGGGTTCGGGGTCGAGGTACTACTCGACCCCTTCGGGCCGCTGACCAAAGGTACGAAGATGGCGGCTGGGGCTGCCAGTCTGGTTGACCGGGCTCACCCTCTCGTCAAGGCTCTGGCCAAAGGGGGACTGTACGCCTTCGACAAACTACCAGAGAAGGCAGTTGGGTCGATCAAAGATACTCTCATGGCCGGCGGCCGAGGTGTCAAAGCACTGTTCAACGTGGCGAGTGAAGGTATCACCGACCCATACGTCATGCGTGTGAAGGAGACAGCACACAAAGCCGCAGCGATGTTCCGCGAAGAGGCCAACCTCCGGACCATAGAGGTGATCCAGCTCGCCAACAAATCGGGGTTCAACCTTCAGGTTGATGACGCCCTTGACATGAGCGACTCGAAGAACTGGTTAGAGGATGGGTCCTCCCTGAAAGTGGCGGCCCGTGAAGACCAGATGTGGAGATACCTCGAAGGAACGTACGACCCGTCGAACGCTAAGTTTGACCAGGGCGATCTCGTCACCGGCATGGACGGAGCCCCGAAAGAGGTCGAGTACCTGAACCGCACAGCCACCGGTACTCAGGTGAAACTTGTCGACGATGACAAGCTGTACGACTACCACGAGCTGCAGGCCCACTGGGTCGCCGCGACCGAAACGATCCCGGACGAACTCATGCCGGCCCTTGACCGGATCAAGACATACCGCGATGGGCTTCGGGACCGGGCGGAACCGCTTGGCCTGAACATCGGCGAACTGTTTGACCGTCACATCGACTTCGCACATCGACGCAAGGGCAGTGACCTCCGCCGGGCCGAGTCCATCATTGGTATTGGGGCTCCCGGTTGGACCCGAAAGAACTACGCCAACCTCGCGTCTACGCTGCAGGTCAAGGGCAGTCGTGAGATGAAGTACAAATCCTTCGTCGACGGCACTCCCGGCGTTGATAAGTTGTTCGGAGACAAAATATGGGAAACCGTGTTTAACCAGGTCAATGACGAGGCAACTGCCCCGTTCGTCGTCAACGGTGTACCCCATCGGATTCTGCCTGACATGGTCGGCATGAAGCACCTCGATGAAGTTGCGTCTGCTCTCGACATGACGGCGGAGGAGATGCTGCGGGACATGATGATAGGTCGGGCCGTCAATAAGACGAACACCCGGGCCTACACCACAGCACCCGGGGTGTACGACGTCGTACAGAACGCCTCGAAGATCGGTGAGATGGGCGTTGAGATCGTTGACGGTGTTGCCACGGTCAAACACTCAATGCCGGTTGACGGTAGCCTTGATGACGCACTGCACGACGTGGAGTGGCATCTCGCCCGCCAGAAGGCTGCGACCCGAATACAGGTTGACGTTAACCCGGCCGATGGTAGTAAGTTGAAGGACTTCGGGTACGTCCCGGACGGCATCAACCAGGACGGTACGGAGCGATGGTACAAGGCCCTCCATGATGCCGAAGCATCGGCCAACGACGCACCTCGGTACCTGCCGAAGGCAGAGGCTGTTGCACGTATCAAGAACATCATGGACTTTTACGCCAACGCTGTGAAGCAGGGCAACGTCCCGGGCGTACAGCCGGGCGTCGGTTGGTGGAAGTCCTTCACTGACATCCGACTGAATGCTGACGGTACCGAGCGTGTGATCAACACCAATCCAGCCAAGTCCGGTTTTGTCGAGGTCAACGCGGCCAACATAACCGACCCCGCGATCCGTGCCAACTTCACCAGCATGGTAGACTACGATCATGCTGTCAATGCGGTACAGGGTGGCGAGACCATCTGGGTCGGTGTGCAGAAGAAGAAGGGTAAGGCGGCCGAGCTGTTGATGCTGAGGCCGACCATGCGTCACCAGATCGAGGCCCAGCGGGATAAGTTACTGGCCGGGCTGGACGCTGCACTGAGCAAGAACCCGCTGACCCAGAGCGAAGCCATCACCGACACTGTCCACGCAGGTATCACTCGGAACTACGGCGACAAGGTCGACCAGTGGATGCCAGAGTTTGATGAGGACAGCGGGAAGATCATCGCCTCCAGTGCTGACGGCCCGGTACACAAGGCCGGACTGAAGGAATACCACGGTACATTCTCTGAACTGATGGAACGTGGTGCCGATGGCCGCCTGACGAAGCCGATGGATGCCCTTCTCCGGATGGACGCCGACAGCCTCAAGGCGTTGATGTTCACCGACTCGCAGATCCGGGAGCTTGGCGACCTGCGTGAAGCTGTCAACCTCACACAAGACGTATCGATCGGTCTCGTCGACAGGCACCGAGCGTTGGCCGACGAACTCGGTACGCACATTGAGAAGCGGTACAACAAGATGTACGAGGGATCAGCCCTCGTCAGCAACCTGGACTACCTGAACCGGAACGCCGGGGCTATCTCCCTGCTGGAGTCGACCAAGACCTTCCTGTCGAAGGCTGTTGTGGACGCACGGTCTAACCCTGAACGGTTCGGTGTCGGCAAGCCCGGCGGCGACCTTGAGGTCAACTACGATCTGAACAACAAGCGGGGTATGACGTTCGCCGAGTCGATGGACCAGGGTTTCTTCGGTGAGAATATTACTGCCAGCAAATTCATCGAGTCGATGCGGCAGGAACTGATCAGCGTCGGTGCGTTCAAGAACGTCGACAATGCAGACGAGATCGCAGCCCAACTGGGAGAGATCAAATCGTTGCGGCTCCTGTCCGGCACATGGACCCAGCTCAAGACCATGAATGAGATGGCTCACATGACTGACCTGCCTGAGCTGGGGACACCGCTCCGCTGGGCACAGAACCTGATGGCGGTTGAGAAGGCGGGTCTGTTGAGCGTAACGCCAACGACCGGTATGAGAGACGGTCTGTCCTCGTACTTCAATGCAGTGATAATGGGCGACATGAATCCGCTGGCCGCATTGAAGTACGGCAAGAAGGCGATGTCGTTCACACGAGGTATGCCTGTTGACCCGGGTAAAGGTATTGCTGACCTCGAAGCGTACCTGTCAAGCCGGGGCCTGGAGTCGAATGCGAACACCCGGGCTGAAGCATTCCAGAACATGTGGAATGCTCACTACGCATCGGGGTCTACGCACCCCAACGTCGTGACGGCGGACGCTACCCGCATGGCCGAATCCGATTCGTCGATGGCTGTCATGAAGAACGCTGTTGGTGGCCAGCCGAAAGAATTCCTCGAAGGGATGAAGCGGACGATACAGAAACCGTGGAAGGCTCTGGACCCACGAGTCGAGGGCACGTCGATGACCGACGAGCTTGGCCGAAAAGTCAAACGGTCGGTCGGGGAGAACACCCTCGTTCAGTCGATGAATGGTTTCCGCGGTATGATAGATACCGCGGTCAGATCGACGTACGTCCTGGACCGCGTCACTAAGAAGGGTATGACTGTCGCACAGGCTCTGGCCGATGCAGACCGGGTCCTGATGAATGCGGACCCGAAGAACTTCACTCGGTTCGAATCCAAGTTCATGAAGTCAGCGTTCCCCTTCTACTCCTTCATGCGACAGAGTCTTCCTCTGTTCTTGTCAGAGATGATGGTCAACCCCGGCGGCAAGCTCGGCATGACTATCCGAGGATCTCGACTGGCACAAGGTGAAGGTGACGAGTATGTCCCATACCAGTACCTCGACTCAGCGGCTGTCCCTATTGGGCAGGCAGACGACGGGGCGTTGAAGTACCTGACGTCGCTTGGCATGATGCACGAAGATGCCGTCAAGTACGCCGGCAACGCTTTGCAGGGTGACGCACGGGGTTTGATGCAGCACGCTCTAAGCTCGGCTAACCCCGCGGCCAAGTGGTTTATTGAGTACAGCACGAACACATCGCTGTTTAGCCAGGGTCCGATGGGTGGTCGACGACTGGACGACCTCGACCCAACGATGGGGCGTATCGCTACCAACATCGGTCTGCAGAGTGAAGACGCCTCGGGCAGAGCACGCCCGGTTGGCAGCTCAATGCTTGAGTCTCTGGCATCGGCAGGACCTCTGTCCCGCATGTTGTCTACGGCCAAGATGCTAACCACCAGCAGTGACCGGTTGTCATCCGGGGATAAAGTACTCAGGATGCTGTCCGGGGTCCGCGTCGAGAATGTGACACAGGAGCAGGTGACACGAGACCTGCGAGACAGACTGAACGCGATCCAGATCCAACTGGGTGCTCGGCCACTCACGACTGTCAGCGGTGCGGGGAAACTCAAAGCATTCGCCGCTGAGCAGGGCGATACGGAAACCGTTGATAAACTGACCCGGATCGAGGCCGCCCTGTCCGCCCAACGTAAGATCGTGGCCGACCAGAAGAAGAAATCTAAAGAACCCACCAAAGCTCTGATTGACAGACTAAGGGAACTCCGGTAGCATTTTCCTACTATTGAGAATTTCACTGCACAGTGAAAACCCGGTATGGAGGAAAACATGCTATCACGAGCTGTTGTAGATGACGTTGTTGCAAAGCTGAACGCGGCTGTCGACATCCCGTTTGTCGGAGAAGTGACTGAAGGTGTGTACATTGAGAAGCTGGTAGCTCTCGTGTCCGACCACCTTCCGCCTTGGGTCGTCCAGTTCATGGCGAGTGCTGTTGACGGTCTGACCGTAGACGAGTTGGCTGTCCACGAAGATGTAATCGTGGCTGACCTTGTCAAGCGGATCAACCTGAGCAAGCTCCTGCCGGACTTCGTCGAGGCCAAGCTGATCCGGTACGTGGTTCACACCATCCTTGAGTACGCACGCGAAGGTTTCGCGGCTCCGGGGGTTTGAATTGAACACCGTACAAATCATCGGCGTATGTCTGATCTCCGCCGGAGCCCTGTACTTCGCTGGCCTGTTCGCGTACGGCAAGTACAAGAACCGGGTCGTGAAGCCCCCAGTGAAGTCAGGCTTTGTTGACTCGGACGCACCGGCCCCTATTGGTATCACTGCGTACATGGATTTGGTGGAAGCCTCCAGCCCGACAGCCACTCCCGAAACGAGATGGACGTACGCGGCTCTGGGATGCACCGAGGCTGATGTACTAAGGCGTGAAGTTGATCGATTGGGAGGGGTACCAAAGACATGAAGTACCTACCCGCAGTACTGATGCTGATTGGCGGCTGCTTGCTGCTTGTGCCCACGGGTGACACGGACGTTGCCTTTTCAGACACGCTGTCCGTCGCCTACAAGGCTGACCGGGCGGCCAAGGTTGAGAACCTCCAGCGGTTGGCCCAGATGACGGGCTCGACCGCAGAGGCCCGGGCTAAGGCATGGTCCGAGCTTGACATGGCAGCGTACGGTAAAGCCTTCGACAAGGTTGGCGACGACGTCTCGGTGGCGATTGAGAAGAACACTGAGGCAGACTTGGCCAAAGCCTGGAGTAAGTGATGACATCGCGAGTACTGAACGGTTGGCGAATCGACAAGGAAGACTTCGACTTTCTGCGTGGTCTGGAAGGTGAAGATCTCGTCATGCAGTTGTGCGGATCGTACGAGGAGGTTTCCCTCGATCCACGAACGTTGCTGCGTGTCGAGAACCAGGGTCCCGTTGGTAGTTGCCAAGGACATTCAATCTCATCCGGGTGTGAGTGGCTTTACATTCTGGCCACGAGTGACCCGTCTCTGCAGCTCAGCCGGGCGTATGGTTACTACCGTAGCCAGAAGATCGATGGGTTACTTGGTCGAGACGCCGGGTCCACCATCCAGGCAGGCGTGAAGGTCGCGATGGAGTTTGGTATTCCCGAAGAATCGGAGTGGCAGTACTCCAACCGGTACTCACAGAATCCACCAAAGCCCTGGGATGTGATGGATACGCTGGGTGCGAAGTATAAGGTCGCCAAGGCAATCCGTCTGACAACTTACGAATCTATCCGCACCTTTCTCGGTGCCGGTGTCGGTATGGTCCACATCGGTATTCCCTGGAACTCATCCGTCGACAAGGCAGTTGTCACCAGCTTCAACCCGAACGGTGGGGGCGGGCACTCGATCGGGCTCTACGCTCTGTCGGATCGCAAGGACAGCCAAGGTCGGCCATTCGTCTGGATGATGAACTCCTGGGATAAGACCTGGGGCAACGCTGGTTGGGCCGAGTGGGCACCGGACGCCATCACATCCATGCTGAAAGCATCGTTCTCAGTATTCATTGGTATCTCTGAAATGCCCGCGGTTAAACCTCGGGAATGGAAACTCGACGACATCAAGAAACAAGTGAAATGGTGGGTGTCCCCGTGAGAACAACAATCGTATTACTGACCGCTACGGCAATCCTTGGGTGCCAGACACCTACGCCTCCATCCCCGAAGGTTGACGTTGCTCCGGCATACGTTGACCTTGTCACGTCGAAGGTTGACCTGACCAACGACCTCGTGCAGGAGGTCGCCAAGGCCCTCACCGTCAACACCGAAGTTCTCAGCGAGATCCGTGATCTCGTAAAGAACCCTCCCACATCCGGGGCTGCAGCTCAGGCTGAACCGCCCTCCACTCAGTCGCCGGTGCTCGCCCCGGATGTGCCTACGCTTTATGTGACAAGTGCCGACTGGTGCCAACCGTGTAGACAGTTGAAACGCGATGTTGAGAAAGGTAAGTTCGCCCCATTCAAGATCGTCTTTAGGGACGACCCATCGTGGACCGGGACCATCCCTGTTATCAGATGGCAGGAGCCAGCCGGTAGGTGGATGTTCCTCGGCAAGATCGACAGTAACGGTGACTACAAAGCCTACGGATACGACGACACGGTTGTTGGCCAGTTGAAACAGTTACACGGTGTGCAATGAACATCGAAGATCGACAAGAACTTTACCAGCTATGCGGGTGCCGGGCCGGGTCGGCCTGTGGATTCGAGTTTGGTGACTACGACCAAGTGTACGGCCTACAGGCGAAAGTCGATAAGGTTGTCAGGCAGTACGAGAAGCACCGGCCAAATGTGAAGTCTCAGTCAGACATGCTCCGCCAGATCAAAGCGGAATGGACGGCTGGACTTGGCCCGATCGCTTCAGCTTTAATGTGGATGGCTATCCGGGCTCTGGTCCGCAAGATCGTCATCTGGCTTTGGAATAAGTACAATCGTTGATTCAACCCCCGGACGAGTAGCGTTCCGCCTTTGGTTCTCCTGTGAAGGAATGGTTATTTATGGCACGTCTTACTCTGATCTCCGCCAGTGCTCAACTCGTAAGCTCACCGTCCCGGCTTCGAGCGTTGTTTACCAAGTGTGACGATAACTTCACGGAGCTTTACGGCTACGCGAGTACCGCCGCGGCTGCTGTCACAGCGACCACCGGTGGTGCTACGACCGGGCTCATCCCAGCCACTGCCAACTTCGTCACGGTGACGAGTGATAGTGCTAACAAGCAGATCAGCCTGCCGGCCGCCACCATCGGCAAGCAGATCACGATCCAGGTCGGAGCGACGGCGTGTGAGCTGATATCGTCTGTTGCGGCTGACAAGCTCAACAACGTCACAGTTGGTGCGACCAACGAGGCGGCCCTCACTGCCAACAACACGTACCTGTTGCAGTACGTGGCGGCTAACACTTGGATCATGACCGGCTGGACTAACCTCGGTGCTGTACAGACAGCGGTTATTCCTGACGCTCTGTGATTCTTGTTTCATGGGTAGGACCGTCCAACGAATTGGGCGGTCCACTTCGAGGGACTCATCATGCCGATCATCGAAATCGACAAAGAAACCCGGGCACAGGTTGCTACCTGGGTAACAAGCCAAAGTTTCACCAACGTACTACTCGCTGTGATAGTGTCAGCGATCATCTATCTCGGCTACTACATCCTGTCGGTGGCGATGCCGGGAGCCCTGAAGGACGTCCAGACCGGGTATGAGTTAATCAATACTGAAAATCGTGAGGATCGTCAGCAGATTCGGGACGACAATATTCGGCTAGTCAACTTGATCCTGAAAGACAGGGGGGAGGAGCCACTGTCTGAAGCCCCACTGTCAAATACTGGTTCCGGTAAATAGGTAGTCTACACTCTGAGGGGTTCTAATGCCTGATCAAAACCTGGCCGCTGCTGTTGAGGTATTGGTCGGAGGAACGTCTGGTACATTCTTGGTGTGCAGCGGGGCCAACGCTTTGGTGTCGCAGAAGACAGCCTCCGAAGTTCGGACGTTGCTCAGTGTACTCACGTCCGCCCAGATCGCGGCGGCGTACCAACCCCTCGGAAGCTACGCGAGTAGTGTCCATACTCACGTCCAGTCAGACATCACCGGCCTCGTATCCGCACTGGCGGCGAAAGCATCAACGTCACACAAGGCCGAGCACGTAGTCGGTGGGTCAGACGCATTCACTGCCGCGGACATCCGGGGGGTACTCGGGGTAACCACGTTGTCCGGGTCAAACACTGGTGATCAAGACTTGAGTTCGTATCTGACATCAGCAGCGGCTGCGTCAACCTACGTGTCACTTGCTGGAAGCTACACGAACCCGTCATGGATCGTCAGCATCCCGAACACGAAGGTCACTGGCCTTGGGACTCTGTCGACTCAATCAGGCACGTTCTCTGGGACATCATCCGGGACTAACACAGGGGATCAGGATCTCTCAAGCTATGCGACCACGGCGGCTGTAGCGTCAGGCTATCAGCCTCTTGAGAATAGACTAACTGCGATTACCAACATGGAGGCCGTAAACTATGGCCTCATGCAGTTCCGATTTGGTGCGCTTCTAGCCCGGTCGATCACACAGATAAAAGTAGATCTCGGCTTAGACGGGTATAACACTGGGGATCAAGATCTCACAAGCTACCTAACATCAGCTACCGCAGCATCGACATACGCGACTATCGCCGCAGGTCAACCTGTCTCGGGCACTGTCGGTCAAGTGCTGACGAAGAACTCTGGGACGAATTACGATTCCTCATGGTCAACGCTGGTCCTTGGCGACCGTTACTTAACCACGTCGACCACCAGTAACACGCTGAGTAACACCGTCAAGTCGTTCACGATTGGAACTGGTCTGGCTTACACGCCAACGCAGAACATCACGATTGCCTACGATGCCTCAAACCATATGCACGGAGAGGTTGTCACGTACAACTCAGGGACCGGGGCGCTGAGTGTCGACATCAAGAACCACACCGGCGCAGGAACCTATACGGCATGGGTTGTCAACGTTGGCGGGATTGCTCCGGCAACCGTTGTGTCGTGGGGCGACATCATCGGTACTCTCGGGCTTCAGACGGACTTAGCAACGGCGTTGAATGGTAAGCTCGAAGTAACTACGGCGGCAACAACCTACCAACCTCTCGATTCCGACCTCACAACGATCGCGGCACTGAGTCCCACGAACGACGACTTTGTTCAACGCAAGGCGGGAGTGTGGACTAACCGGACAGTGGCGCAGATCAAGACTGATTTGAGTCTCACAGGCACTAACTCAGGCGATCAGGATCTATCCTCCTACGCCACCACTGCCTCGGTCGTTGCTGGTTATGTTGCATTGACAGGAGCACAGACGGTTGCTGGAGTGAAGACTTTCTCTTCAGCAGTGACGATTCCCACTGGCAACTTCTCGGCCCCCACTCTCAACTTTACCGGAGCAACCACTTCAGGTTTATACTTCAGTGCAACATCCTACGACAAAGTGGGTGTCTCTGTGGGAGGAGCTGATTCAGCTACCTTTGACGGTGTCGGTAATTTCTACATGGGTGGAACCGATCCTGCAATCAGGATGGGAACATCAGGCCCGAAGATCCGAGTCAGTGGCACCTACATCTACCTCACCCAGACTGACGGAACAACACCCGCCCGACTGGATACCGGTGCCCTCAATGTTACTGGAGCCATCGCTGCTACTGGAGCAGTCACCGGGTCTAATCTCTCAGGAACGAACACCGGCGATCAAGACCTTTCCTCCTACTTGACTTCAGCAACGGCAACTTCAACCTATGTCCCTCTCACAAGAACTCTGAACACGCTGGCTCTGTCCAGCAATCAGACATTCGCCGTAGCGTCAACCGGTACTGATTTTGCCATCACTAGCACCGGCACAACTCACACCTTCGCCATCCCTACTGCATCAGCTACAGCCAGAGGGTTAGTGAGTACAGGTGCCCAGACGATTGCCGGGGCGAAGACGTTTACATCTACACTTACCTATCAAGTAGAGGCAGCACTTTCCCAAACGTATAAGTGTTATAATGACACGACGACAAATGGAACGCAGTTTATTTGCCAACGTGCAAGAGGAACACTCGCGGTCCCGCTATACCCGCTTGCCAGTGACGTTTTCGTGGGGCACTACGCTTATGGATGGGATCAGTCCACGGGGGCGTTTACTACTCTAAGGGGATCTTTCGCATGTACTGCTGCTGATGACTGGACGGACAGCGGGAACGGTACGCAGTGGACGTGGCAAACCACCCCCATCGACACAAAAGTTCTCGCCAACCGAATGCGACTACACGCGGACGGGGATCTGACTATCGGGGGCATCGTATCGACAGATGGACTGGTTCAGCTAGTAGGTACTAACAATCTTTTGACAGGTCTGGGCACGGCAACAAACAGGCTGCGGTTCACAGATACAGATGGCGCAACTGCTCCCAATCAGCCTATCGGTGAAATTGAGTTCTATTCTTCGGACGCTTCCCCTACGGCGGTTGGTGTCAGAGGTGTGTTTGGTGCTTACGCAGAATCAACCACTGCCGCTACTGCATTCGTCTGGGGGCTGGATGTATCAACGGGATCTCCTTCAGAGAAGATGCGGCTAAACTCTGCCGGAAAGCTGGGCATCGGAACGGGGACAACGATATCAGCTTTTGCACATATCATCGGTACGGCGGAACAGTTGCGAGTTGGCTACGATGTGAGCAACTACTACACGACAACCGTATCTTCCGCTGGGGCTATTACCTTCGATGCAGTCGGTGCTTCTGCTGGCTTCACGTTCTCGGATGCGGTGACTTTGTCGAGTACTTCTACCGCCACCGGATTACTTACAGCGACGGCAGGGGTCAAGACAACTAAAACAATTTATCAGACCACTGAAACTACGAGCACACCGGCTGCTGGTGCGGTGACAATTGACCTCACTTTGAACAACCATCAGACGCTGTCTCTGACTTCCCTGGCTGCGTTGGGCACGTCGCAAGTGACGTTCACTCCGCCAACGGGATCTTCTGCGGGCACCTTGATTGTTAAACAACACGCCAGCGCATCTAAGGACATCACGACGTGGGCAGTCACGGGAGGAACGATAAAGTGGATGGGCACTGAACCCAACTGGGTTGGTGATGCCGCTACGAATCTCAGAGTTGTGTCGTGGCGTTGGGACGGTTCAATCATGTATCTCGCGGCAACAGATGTGGGGACTTGATATGCCGACCGATAGCTACAGTTCAGGGTCAGGAAACTGGACGGTCCCGGCTGGTGTTACGTCTGTTGATATTACTTTATGGGGTGGTGGTGGTGGCGGGGGTGGTGGTGGTGATGCGGGTTCTGGTCAAGGTGCGAGCGGCGGTGGCGGCGGCGGCTACTGCCAGAAACTGGCACTGGCCGTTACACCGGGAAACACGATTGCGTACGCCGTTGGTGCCGGTGGCGCAAAAGGCGTGGCAGTTGTGGGCGATGACGGAACGGATGGCACTGCCGGGGGGAACTCCACTGTTGCAGGGGGCACATATACTGCGAATGGTGGTGCCGGGGGAATACATCTAAGCGCTGCGACAACTGCGGGCGGGACGGCATCTGGTGGGACTACCAATACGACGGGTGGGACCGGTGCCGGGAAAATCGGTAATACTGGTGGTGCCGGTGGGTCTGCTCCTTCTGGTGGTGCTGGTGGTGCCGCTAGAACCAACGGGAGTGCTCCAGGTGGCGGCGGCGGCGGCGGTTCCAAAACATTCGATGGTGGAAATGGCGCGGCTGGTCGAGTCGATTTTACATATACTGCTTCTGGCGGAGGATCGACCGGGGCAAAATTCTTTTTCAATGCCTTTTAGGTATTCGACCGATGCGGATTGTGGTATCTATAATCATTTTCGCATCGCTGTTCGCCTCAGCCGTTTCTCCGGACTACTGGCTGGGGAACATGATGGACCGCAACGAAGAGATTCGACGGGAGAATCTTAGAATCTACGAAGAGAGTGGAGAGACGCCGTACCGAGTTGTTGACCGGTTCGGAGGATCTGTTATTGAGTATCATCTGAACCGGACTGAGTAGGGTCTAGGCGGGATAGTCATGGGAAAATCAATGCTGACGGTTGTTTCCGTGCAGCCAAAGAAGCCGTTAGTACTTAATACTGGATCTTCCGAATGACAACGCATACAGCCGTGATAGGGACAGTGTCCGGGCAATCGCTGACAGCAGTGCTGTTTGCGGTGTCAGTGCCCGATACGATAGCGTACACGGCGGGGAGCGTGGTCGAGAGGACGAACGCTAAAGGGCAATACGTCGCCTCGTTCACCAACGTGGCGGCTGGGGATTACACCCTGATCGTGTCCATCGGGTCCGTCCCGGCTGCGTACGGCGGGAGGACCTTCACCGGAGTCAACGCTGAGGTGGCGACGACTACGCCAGAGATCGTGGCCCTGAAATCAGCGACCCAGTTGCAGATAGACGATATCGAGGTCGACGCTGCGGCCTCTGTGGGGTACCTGACAACGCTTGTGTCTCGTGTGACGTCAGGTGTCGCGTCCATGTGGGCTGACCTTGTGACGATGATCATCGGGGACGGGACAGCGAACGCACAATGGTCGACTAAAGCCTTGGAGCTTGCACCTGCTGGTGGTGGGGGCGGGGGCGGCGGAGACGCCACTCTAGCCAACCAAGTGCTCATCCTCGACGCGATCGACAACTACATCTCTTCCACCATAGCCTCAGTAAACGGGACCACAGGAATGTTAATCGGATTTCCAACATCACTACACATCGGTGACAGCTACACGGACTCGTCGGACAGCTCGATCCATGTCTTCATCCGAGATGCCAACGACGCCCCGATAACCGATGTCGGGGACTTCGCGTTCACGGACGCGACCTTCGCCCCGATAGTGGTTATCACCCAGTCGGGCACGGTCAGCCGGGTGCGGGCGTCGGTAACATACGTCGATCCGGGGGCGGCCGAGTCGTACCTGAAGGTACAAATCCCATCAGGCGAAACTCGGCGGGCGGCACCCGGTATCGCCACGATTCAGTGCATCCTGCGATGGGTTGACGCGGACGATAAGGTGCTGTGCCAAAAGACGATCTCCAGTCAGGCCGTCACTTGGGTTGAAATGATTTAATATTTCTTTACAGAACGATTGACAAAAAGTTTCTGTACCGCTAGAGTACCTCCGTTCCTTTTACGGAGGTGCTCTATGCAAATTTCTATTACAGTTGGACTGGACGAGCTACGCTCACTGCCCTTTGAATGGCAGAAAAAGATCCTCGCGTCGTTGGATCTTCCGGTCTCCCCGCCTGCTTACGCAGAACCTGTACCCCAGGTGGCTCAGTTTTCACAGCAAGCTCCGGTCCCAACGCCGATGCCAGCGTTTGCTCCACCAACCCAGCAGGTTCAGCAGCCACCGAAGCAACCGGTCATGCAGAACGGTGTGCCGACGTTTCTGCCAGACAAAGGCTTCGTGACCCAGCAGAGCGTAGCTCTCGACGTCCTGAGTGGCCAGCCAATCCAGCCACCGGTCCAGATGAGTCAGGCCCCGGTCATGCCTCAGTTCCAGTCGGCACCGGTTAACGTCACACCTATCGGTATCTCCGGTACCGTGATGGCGCCGATGCAGACTCCGCCGGGAGCCGCTGACCCAGCTACTGTCCGAGCCGCGGCGATTCAAGCCTTCAACCGAGGTGGACGAGAAATCGTTGCCGCCGCAGAGGCTGCCAGCGGCGTCAAGATTATGGCACTGGCCCCGGACAACGCTCACCTGTTGGCCCACGCCTTGCGGGAGCGGGGAGTTGCGGTATGAGTGGGAAACACTATCTCCTCGGCCCGTCAAGTCTACCACGCATCCTGAACTGCATCGGGTCCCTCTACGGACCTGCTGCCCCGGACCCGTCTTCTCCGGCCGCAGAAGAAGGTACGACCTGCCACAGCCTGTTGGAATTCTGTATGACCTTCGGGGTCAGTCCTCGTGACTGCCTCGGAAGTACAGACTTCAACGTGAAGTTTCCAATCACGATCGAGATGGTCGAAGGTGTTGAACTGTTTCTGGACACACTCACAAGTGTCTGCACCGAGTTCGACCTCCCATCAACAGCGGTAGTATCTGAGCAGCAGTTGGTCCATCGTAGTATTCCGAATCAGATGTTTGGCGGTACTGCGGACTGCATCGTTGCTCATGGTAATACTCTGGTCGTGATGGACCTGAAGTACGGTCACAAGCAGGTGTACGCGGACAGTGAACAGCTCACAGCCTACTCGCTGCTGGCCCTGGACTCACTCGGTGAACGGGCCAACGACATTACCAACGTCGTGCAGATCATCGTGCAGCCCCGGGGTAACCCTCAGGTCAGCCGGCACGTACTCGGACAGGCCGAACTGTTCGACGTGTGGAACAGGGTCTCTCAGGCCGCCAGCTTTGTATTGGCTAACCCTGACATGACTGAGCGGACGACGTTGGAGTACATGAAGGCCGGCGACTGGTGCAAGTACTGTCGCCGTAAAGAAGGTTGTCCTGCCCGTCAGACTCTGGTGACAGAGTTCGTTGAGCTGGGCACGTTCGTGAACCCGAATGATATGTCCTTGCTCGCATCACCAACTTCAGACCTGTCGACAGAGGTACTTATCGACTGGAAGAAGAAGTTCGATGTGATCAAGGACTTCATGAAGGGTGTGGAGACGGACCTGAAGAACCGTGCCGCCAATGGCGAAACGGTTCCGGGGTTCAAGTTAGTACTGGACTGGACCAACCGGCAGTACGTGGAGACCGATGAGGAGAAACTTCGTAAGAAGATTCCTCGGGTGTTCAAAGGTGTGATGGCGAAGGATATCATGGAGCAATCGCTGGTGTCCGTCGCCAAGCTGGAGAAGATCCTCAAGTCGAAAGACTTGTGGAAGCAGTTTAAGGACAAGTTCAACGAGCTTGTTACGACCAAACCTAAAGGTGTCAAATTGGTTGACGCCCGTTCGAGGGGTGAAGAAGTTCGCCCTGAGACAGCACTTGAGTTACTGAATGCTATGATTGAGGAAACCCCAGATGAGTAGTTTTGGCCCCCCACCCGGTGTAAACCCAGCAATGCCAACTCACAGCAGTGCCCCGCCTGCTCCGACGCACGGCAAATCGGAGGACCCGACACGCGTTGTCGTCGGCCCTCTAGTGATCAGCTACCCGAACCTGTTTATTCCTCGGCGGAAGGATTCCAAAGATCCATCCTCGCCGTTGGTGTACTCGGCGGAACTGATCTGCTTCGCGGAGAACCCAGCGTACCAGACGATCTACCAGAAGCTCATGACCGCGGCCAACATCGTGTGTCAGGACAAGTTCAAACGATCGATTGATACGCTCGAAAAGCAACCACTCCGGCCCATTAAGATCCGGCCCGGCATGGAAACACGCAACGGGTTCTTCTTCGGAGCGAACTCTAACGCACAGTACGGTGCACCGAAAGTGTACGTGGGTAACCCCGCGGTACCTGTCACTGACCCGGACGTGATCTACCCCGGTGCGATCGTCTACGTCACGGTGAAAGCCGGTGCGTACGACAGCAACGGTAACAAGGGCGTCAAGTTCTACCTGAACGGAGTTCTCAAGGCCGCCGATGGTACGCCTCTGGTGGCCCCACGAGACGGGGCTCGGGACTTTGACGGGATTATGGCTGAATTGCCGGTAACCCCTGCTCAGCAGAGCTTCCAAGCACCTCCTGCGGCTGGCTACGACCCTGCTCAGCAGCATCAGGCCCCACCAGCGGCACCTCAGATGCCTGGGTACCCGCCTCAGGGGTATGCTCAGCCACCGGTCATGCCTCCGGTGCCGGGGTACGGTATGCCACCAGGCTACGCGATGCCCCCGGGATATCCTCAGCCGTAACCAAACCGAGATGGAGCCGGGTTCGCCCGGCTCCTCTTTCCAAAGGAGAGTACTGTGGTTGAAATGATTCGTGTAAAGGTTGAGGTCGAGGTAGTCGACCATGAAGCGACCGGGAAGATAATCAGGCAATGGCGAAGATGGCACTGCCTGACCATAGCAAAGGTGGCAGACACAGCCTGCCTGTCACATTCGTACCTGTCTCAACTTGAGTCAGGCAAAACTGTATGGACCGAGTCCGTATTCGCTCGGGTAGTAAACGCTCTGCAGATCATGACAGGGGAATCGGAACCGTGCTTACGTGGCTAGTCATGGACTTTGAAAGTCGGTCTCCAGTTGACATTCGTGCTTCCTCCACAGTGAGGTACGCGAAACATCCGGAGACCGACATTCTTTGTATCGGCCTGAAGTGGAAGGACCGTCCGGCAACAGCCTTGTCTCCTAACAGAGGCAAGTTTGTTCTGGACGGTACCATCCGACCAATCGAACTGATGGAAGCGATCCGCATCGGCTGCCCGATCGTGGTCCACAATCTGTCGTTCGAGAAGAGAATGTACCGTCACATCTGTGTCGAGCGGTGGGGTTGGCCGGAGATCCCGGACTCACAGTGGCGAGACACAGCCGCCATCTGTCGGTACTACGCGGTGCCGGCGAGTCTGAAGATGGCCGCACAAGCGATGGAGTTGGACAGCAAGAAGGACATGGAGGGCAACCGTGTCATGCTCCAGCTTGCAAAACCCCGTAAGCCCCGGAAGGCTGAGGTTACGGAATGGCTACAGTTACACACAAGTACCGACAACATGCCAACGCTGTGGTGGGAGGACGAAGCCAAGCTGGACCGCGTCGTCGAGTACTGCAAGGACGACCTGTATGCACAAGAGGCCCTCTACATCAAGCTCGGTGATCTTCCCCATGAACGCTACGCTGAGTGGCAGTTCGACGATATGGTCAACGAACGTGGCGTACCCGTCGACTGGGGGGCATTGGTTGAGGCCAGTCGTCTGATCGAACAATCGATGGGTAACTATGATCGTGAACTTCGTGAGATCACTGCAACGCCTGCGTTCCCGGACGGCATGGTCACTGCTGTGACCCAACGTAAGAAGGTGTTGGACTTCTGCGAGCTGCAAGGCTGGTCGATGCTGTCGACAAATAAGGAATCGGTTGAGGACGCGTTGGCATCACCGAAGCTGCCGGACAGGGTGCGAAGGGTCCTGTCAATCGTCCAGTCCGCAGGTAAGACCTCGCTCGGTAAGGTCGAGACTATGATCGACCTGACGGATGATGACTCACGTATCCGGGACAGCCTGGCGTGGCATGGTGCTGCGACCGGTCGTAAAGCCGGCCGCGGGATGCAGCCCCAGAACTTCCCGAGAGAAGTACTCGGTGACAAAGAGACTGAGGTCTTCCATGAGATCCTCGCTGGTCAGGACTCGTTCATGCACGCGGAATCATTCGCTGCGTTCCAGGACATATCAGTGCCTGACCTGGTGTCAGCGGCCCTGCGATCATTCATAAAGGCAGACGACGGTAAGCTCCTGTTCGTCTCCGACTTCTCCAATATCGAGACTCGTAACCTCGCCTGGGTAGCTAACTGTCGGTTGCTGAACGAAGCCTTCAGTACAGGCAAGTGTCCATACCGTCAGTTCGCCAGTCGTGTGTACAACATCCGGGCGGAGGACATCGCCAAGGGATCGCAGGAGAGACAACTGGGCAAGGTGGCTGTGCTTGGTCTGGGCTACGGCATGGGTGCCCAGAAGTTTAAGGACACAGCCGGGGCCCCACCTTACAACATCGATCTGCCAGAGGAGCGGGCCAAGGAGATCGTCAAGCTGTACCGTGAGACGTACCCTGAGGTGCCGAAATTCTGGAAGGCGTGCGAAGACGCGTTCGTCAAGGCGATCAACGAGAAGTCCAGCGTACCAGTTGGCCGGATAGCGTTCGGGTCCAACGGCGATTGGGGCTGGATCGTTCTGCCTTCTGGCCGAGCTATCTGGATGAAAGACCCTCGGGTTGGTCGCGTACCCGACAGATGGCGAGAGGGTAAGACCCGTCTCGAAATCTCGTACATGGGAGTCGACAGTAAAACAAAGCAGTGGGTCCGCCGGTCTACATATGGCGGTTCCCTGGTAGAATCAATCTGCCAGGCCGTCGCGGCGGACCTACTGCAGGAGGCAATGCACCGACTGGAGGCCAACGGGTACCCCGTGATCCTGTCAGTGCATGACGAAACGGTGTGTCATGCCCCAGCTCATCTCAGTGTTGAGAAGTTCGATGCGTTGATGAAGGCCCGACCTAAGTGGGCGTTAGACTTACCGGTTGAATGTGAAAGCCACGCAAGCAGGAGGTATGGGAAGTGAAGTACTATTGGGGGTCCAAGATTGAAGTCACAGAAGGTGTCCGCGGTTTCTGCGGGGACCGTAGTTTCAGAGTGGTGGTTGAGGCCGACGTACACTCAGACGATGAAAGCCTTGAAGTCACACTGTCGCTGGGTGAGGATGAGCTTCGTAAGTTGATGAAACAGATTCAGGATGTACTGGAGGCAGACAGATGAGATACCGGCAGACACCAAACGGTTGCTTAATACCGATCGATGAAGTCACAGAGCCACCAAAGCACGCAGCGTGGGCCGGGACCCAGACGGACGCCACGAAAGAAGAGATCGATGCTCACCTTCAGGCGATGTACCGTACTTGCGGGTTTCACCGGGTCGGAGGCCGATGCTGGGGCAGCCCAACACCTGACCCGAAAGCAGTCTTCAACCAGTTCGCCAAGTTCATGTACGGCGACGATTGGTTCTTCAACGGTGAGGAGTACTGCTAGTGGCTGGACCCGAGAAACGAATTGAATCCGCCTTCGCCAAGTGGTGCCGTGACAGCGGCATGTTCTGCCTCAAGCTATCCGCCCAGGGTGTGACCGGTTTTCCTGACCGGTCCATCATCCTGCCCGGCGGTAAGCTGGTGTGTGTCGAGTTCAAAAGTCCAACAGGTAAGACGTCCAAAGTGCAGGACCAGCGGATCTCGGCACTGCGGTTGCTTGGTGTACCTGTGCTGGTCACGAGTGTGTTGGCCGAAGCGAAAGATTTTGTGAGAGGGTTTATTGATGCAAGCCGTAGCTGATAAGGTCTGGACTCCACATGGGTACCAGAACTCCGGGGTCCAGTTCCTCCACGAGAGGACCAGCCTTAACCCCGAGGGTAAAGGCGGGGCCGGACTTCTATGGGACTGCGGGCTCGGCAAGTCCACGACCTGTCTGGAGTGGATGAGTCAGATGAAAGAGTTCGGCCTCGCAAACCGCTTTCTCATCGTGGCCCCACTCCGTGTTGTCACCAACGTGTGGCCCCGGGAAATCGTCGAGTGGTCTAACTTCAGGTCGCTGTCCTTCTCAGTGATACATGGCAGTGCGATTGTACGTCGTAAGAGAATGGCAACGCCGGCCAACATCCACATCATCAACCGGGAGGGCATCCCGTGGTTAGCCAAACAACTCGAAGGTCGTAAGACCCTCCCGTGGCAGGGCATCATCATCGACGAGTCCACGTCGTTTAAGAACTGGTCTGCGGCTAGGTCGAAAGCCCTGCGTAAGATCATCCCACGCATACCGTACCGCGTCATCCTGACAGGCACGCCGACGCCGAATACTCTGGCTGACCTGTACCCCCAGGTATGGCTGCTCGATGAGGGGCAATCCCTCGGTGAAAACATTACTAAGTTCAGGGCCAACAACTGTGCTCAGGTTGGCGAACGTCAGATGAACAAGTTCGAGGTGAGGAAAGACCGAGAGGCTACCATCCACGACTCGGTGAAGCATCTGGTCCTGCGGCTCGACGCGAAGGATCATCTCGACATGCCGGAGCTGGTCTACAACACGATCCGGTGCGACCTGCCTTCTAAGGCAATGGCTGAATACAAATCGATGGAGGAGCAACTCTTCGTGGCCCTCGCAGACGGGTCCAGCCGCGGTGCGGTGAATGCTGGTGCCAAGTACAACGCCTGTCGACAGATCGCCAACGGTGGGATCTATGACGAGCAGCACACCGGGCACCACCTGCACGACGCAAAGGTGGACGCGTTACATGAACTGATTGAGGAGCTGCAGGGCAAGCCGGTTCTCATCGCGTACCAGTTCGGCCACGACCTTGAGCGTATCCGCAAAAGGTTCCCGAAGATCCAGGCGATTCATGGCGGCATGAGGACCGCTGAGGTGGATCGGCTGATAGCCGACTGGAACGGTGGGTGTCTCAGTGGGACACACTTGGCCGTCCAGCCACAGGCCCTGAGTCATGGAGTGAATCTCCAGGAGGGACCGGGAAGAAACATCTTCTGGTTTGGCCCCTCAGATAACCTCGACACGGTCTACCAGTTCGACCGACGCATTTACCGCCAGGGTGTCGGGTCCACTGTCGTGGTGCATCGGGCGTCCTGTAATGACACGCTCGATGAGTTGGTCTGGGAGAAGATCAACAACAAGGAGGAGGTCCAGTCGAACCTTCTTGAGGTACTACGTCAGTACGCGAAGACGAAGATGTCAAAGCGGGGTTAGACGTACTCATCGCCCCTCAACACGCCTTCAAACAGACGCCGGCCCCGGCTGAATATCAGTCGGGTCTTGTACCCGTCGAGGCTATCCTCGCTGTCAGAGGACGTCCAGAACGGGTTCTTCCTCGGGTTGTAGGTCAACTCTCGAACAGGCTCGTATTCGTCACCGACGCCAGCCCCAGCTTTGACGTACTCGCAGTCGACCCAGGCACACACGGTCTTATCCGCCCCATCGAAGATCTTATTGGCCGTCGCCTTCTGGTTCCTCAGCCTACAGTTTATCAACCGTAAGCCGATCCGGGACGGGTCCGCGTAGAACGGTATCTCGTTCGGCTCTGTAGGTATCCAAACTTTCCACTTCCCGAAGTTCTTACCGAGACCCAGGTGGAATCTTACTCGTAGCATGGCACCCTCCAAAAAAGTTTAGTGAACACAATGCTGGTCCTCCGCAGAGGACCAGCGTTACAGTCACTTCAGGTAGTCCTCGGGGTAGAATGGCGTACCGTCCGGCAGATAGACGTGGTCCCCGTCCCAGCTACCACACTCACGCTCGCCGAACAGGCATGAGGCGAGCTGTTCCTTGATCTCGCCTTCACCCCTGAACTCACACTTCAAGGGCCAGGGAATCGTATCGATGTCTCCAGCCGGGTAGTGGTAGATCAACACGTCCTGACCAATCTCAAGTTGGCCACCGCTGCTTGTCAGATGACAGTTATTCATAGATCCAGGTCCTCACACTTAGCAGAATAGATTGGCCCACCATCTGTCGGGGCAACCTGTATCGTGGCAGCACCGAGGATACAGACACATCCGACAACGTTTACCATCTGGTCCTGTGACTTGTCGTACACAGGGGCCTGAACCAGCTTGTGAAACTGGCGGAGGACAGACTGCATACGAGTCTGCCATGACAATTGAGCAGGGGACTGAGGGGGTTGTTCACTCGGCATCGCGTTCTCCCAGATTCTTAAAACCAGTTGGATATTCAGGCGGATACATCTCACGCCCCTCTTCTTCGATGTTGGTCCATGCCGGCCGCATGACGGCGAACATGTACTTTCCATGTGACTCCGGAATGTAGATCGGCGCCGTGTAGTACGGCAGAAGCTGGTCGCCCCAGACTTCTGTCTGGACCATCCACTTACCACCTCGGTCCCGGCGGGACAGCTTCACCTGATGACGGTAGCGTGTCCCGTCTGCTGCAATGGTAGACCAGATGTTCCGCCACTGTCTCGGATCAGCTTCGATTCGACTTGCCATTGTTCATCCTTTCGTAAGCGTTGTGTAATTCTTTGGAGTACGTGTCATGCCACTTCTTCTCATCCTTCGCGATCATAGCCATCGCAAAGATGTAGAGGCCGACCAGTACGAGTGCCGCAAATGCCATGATGGCCAGCGGGTGCGTCGTCTGCACAAGGTCTGTCACTGAGCAGAGCATGGGTGGTCCTTCTCAAGCGGGTCAAAAATGTTAGCACACAGAATACATTTCAGCTTTCTGAAGCCGAGAATCCAGTGAACCATTCCGCATTCACAAACTGGACAGTGCCGCTTTCCCGGCGGCTCGGGGGACTGAGTGCACTCATGACTTTTCATGCCGCACCCTTTGCACCGGCTCGTCTCGTCACAAACAGGCCGGTCACCTCCACAGAACTTACAGTGGACTGTTATCACGATTCATCTCCTAACAAGTGAAGTAAGCACACGAAAGAGAGGCTCCGCAAAGCCCCTCCATCCAATGTTTACGACAGTTCAGATACTTCAGCAACCGGGGCACTTTCGAACAGTTCCCGGACCCGCTCGTCAGTAATCGCGGGGTTCCACCCGACGTAGGTTGCATTGAGAGGCACAAGGTCACCCATGTGAAGCATCTCGATCGGTACCTCTGCTTCAAGCTCGGTGTCCTCGTACCCGAAGTGGTGACGGGCAAACCCCTCGGAGACCGGGACGTTCCGTGAGCTGCGTTCTGACCGATTCCCAGACGTGGCGAAGTACGTACTGTCCGGAAGACCAAACAGCCGGCAGTGGTCCAACGCCTTCAGACCGTGGTAAGTGATATCCGGAATAACCAAATTGATTTTGAACATGTCATCCCTCTCAAAACTCGTAGCTAAGTAAACACAATGCTGACCCACCGCAGTGGGCCAGCGTTACGATCACTCAAACTCAGGACCCACGCAGTACAGGTTCACAAGCTGTTCCGCCTGATCCATCGGTACTGGTCGGCGGGCACCGTCGAACCAGTCCTTGTACCAGTAGTAGCACCCGGTCAGCTCATCGCCTGTGAACTCAAAGTCAAACCCGTCTGATGGGCCACCCCACGATAGCAGGACGGTGTACTTCATGACTTTGTCGACAGACAGCACGTCTTCCAGTTCACGGTCCCTGTGACGCTCACGGAGGGCGTCAATCAGGTCATCTGACGAATGGTCCGCTGGATCAATGTCGAGGTCAGACGCCCAACTCTGGATGTCCTCGTCGGACATGTCGTCCCAATCGGGTAACAGATTCTCAAGTGTGCCGATCAGTCGGCTGTTGATCAGCTCTTCACACGTTTTCTGTTCAGTCATCACTAACCCTCCAAAAGTGTTTAAGAGAACACGAGCGACAGGCCCCGCAAGGCCCGTCTGTCACACCCTCTCAATCGCTCGGCACCTGCACTAGAATATGTATCTGCGGACTTGGTTGATGTCGGCTTTCAGAGTCTCCCTCCGGGTACAAAGCTCCGCGAGTTCCTGTTCGTAGTCATCACTGTCCTCGTCAAGTTCACTCGACTGGTCATCCAGCTCTGACAGTTCGCCCTCCAGCTCAGACAGAAGATCCTCCCGGGATTCTTCAAGGTCTCGGGTTTCGTACTCTTCGCCACGAACCTCGATAAAGTCCTCCCCATCAACCCAGTCGTTCCGGCCGCACCGGTACGCCACCGGGTCCATCGTCTTCAGGACGAACGATGGCATCATACAGCTAAACGGCCCACCGACAGACTCGAACGAGTAACCCTCGTCAAGCATATCGTCGTACATCTCGTCCGTGTCGATGGCATCGCATTCTGCTTCGACACGGTCCAGCAACTCTTCAATTTTGTCGTCTTTCACAACCCACCTCCGGTCAAAAGAAGAACCGCCCGGCAGCGAGGGACGTATCCTCGATTGCCACCGGGCGGTTTAGATAATTCTGTTGTGCGTGAAGGTCGCCACCGTAAGTCTACATGGTCGTTTCCCCTTTCGTGAACCTTAACACCGGGTCAACCAATCGGAATGGCTGACGTAGTGTTCAGGTCGGTAAAGAAACTCTCTCGACAGGTCTTTGATCTCAGGTCAGTTTACAAATCAACCACAGAAAGACAAGTACAACCTGCCTTCGTGCATGTACAGATTCCCAGAGAAGCGACCGCTGCCGGCGTCCCTCTCGTACTGCTCCCAGTTGATTTCGTTCTCATCATCATCCCAACAGCCTGACTCCAGCTCACGGTAGTCACCCGCCGCGGACTGGATGATCAACGCCTTCGTCTCGACGTCGGTCCAGGCATCGATCTCTTCGTCGTCCCAGGCTCCCCACGTTCGGATGTAGTCCTTGGCCTCCTGAATCTCTTCAGGTGTCAGGGTGATCTTGTCCGAGTTGTCCAGAGCGTTGTTCCATGTGATCTTGCCAGCGTCTGGACCCAGCTCAGCCACTGAGGCTGAGTATCTTGGGGCGTAGTCCTCCAGCAAGAATGACACGTCGATCTCAAGCATTTGGTTCCTCCCTTCAAAACCTGTTAAGCACACGATCGACGAGCCTCGCAAGGCCCGTCTGTCACAAGCTCAACCGTTCGGCTCATCACTAAAGGACAGTTGACGAAGGTCTCGACCAACAATAGCCGTCAGGTTCCGCAGGTCTCGATCCGTCATCTTGTACCCAATCTCGGCGGCCATACCCCGGAGAATCTTCGCCAGGACGCTTGTGGCGTTCCGTACGTCGGACTTGTACTCAACCGGGCCTTTCCGTTGACCGAAGGGGACCCCCGCTTCCTTCAACGCCTGTTTGACCGTTACGATGGACAGGTTGAAGCCGGTATCCGCCTTCACAGCAGCCTGGATATCAGGCAGAGGGAGGTACAGTACCTCCACTTTCGTAGTTGGCCGCTCGATCCAGTTCATGAGTGCTTTCATGGACTGAAAGGTCGGCCGGTCTGATGATAGTCTCACGTAGATTCTCCTCTAAACCAAATGATCTGTTAAGCACACGATCGGTAGCCACCGCAGTGGCCACCTGTCACAAGCTCAACGCTCCGGACCTGCTATTCTATTAAGAACTCATCGGCGTCATCCGTATCGAACGGGTAGTCACCATCCAGCAGATCCACCAACCAACCCTCGAACACTGCAACCACGGAAATACTTTCGTCCGGGTAGAGTTTGGCCAGAGCCAGAGCGGCGTCCATAGGTGATTCACCCTCGAAGTGACCGACGTAACGCAGCCACGTTGTGGTGTAGACTCCAACGATTGTGTACTTCATTCCTGATCGTCCTCGTACTGCTGAAGGGATTCCTCAATCCAGCACCGAGGCACCACAGCGAACCAGCAGGCATCGGTACACTGATACGTATGGAAGGTGATGAACTTGTCTTCCATCGCTTTCGAGATGGACCCGATGCACTGGTATGTTTCAGCCAGTACCATCGCTCGCACGTCCTCAACCCCACAGTCAAGCTCCTCAGCAATGACTTTCACCTCATGCTGATTCTCGACTTCTTCGATGGCGTAACCGGCCACACAGCAGCCCTGCCCAACCGGTATCGTTGTGAACCGGTGGCCTGGCTCCATGTCGAATGACCACACATCAAACGCATCACGCAGGTACTCTACCTGCTCGTCTGTGATGCCTGGGAACTGCTCACGAGCATATTCCTCCAGCTTGTCCTTTGACCACCGGTCCTCCATCACACAATGAGTGTAGGCATCACCCGCGTCACTGTGCTTCTCCTCATACTCCAGGTAAGCCTCATCACACTTGGTGAGGTATTCACTGAACGCCTTCTGTAATTCTTCAGTAACCATTTGACCCTCCTGTTCGGTTTGAATGAACACAACGGTCCCCCGCCGCAGCGGGAGAACCTTGTAACCACTCAGGCCGGCGAACCATCTTCCTCGAACTCATACTCGTTGGCGATTAGGTTTTCGTCAATCGCCTCGTCAGTCATGTACCAGTCGTACGTCTTCTCAAGTTGCTGGTACAACCAGTCGGCGAGCCAACGCAGGTTGTTCTCAACAACTTCTTCACGACCACGGTCCTCCATTGGCTCCCACTCGCCCTCCGAATTCTCAAACTCGTTGAACTCAAACCGCATGGTGTGAGAGTGTGAGTATCGACCAGTGGTTGTGATGTCCACACGGCACGTTGCGTTGTACGGTTGGACAAAGTCCACGAACAGACATGCAGCGATGTTGTGCAGGTCCTCATCCAACGGTGCGTGCTCTTTGATCTTCTCAACCATGTCCAGCTCGCCACGGAACTCACCAGCAAAACTGGCTCCGTCACCCTGTGAACTGAAACCACTGAAGGCGATTTCCGGCTTCTGTATGGTCCCACCACCCATCAGTCGTACCGTGCTGGTCTTCAGCTCGATACCGAGGATCTTACAGATGGTCTGGAAGTCATCGAATGTGCAGTCCCACCATTCATCAAACGGGTAGTCATCATGACTGTACCACTCACGGGCCTTCTCCTTGGCCTCGTCACTCAATTCCTCGAACTTGTAAACCTTGGTCACTTTATCCCTGGGCATGTTTATCTCCTTTCTGAGAGAACACGATCGACGAGCCCCGCAAGGCTCGTCTGTCACATCCACTCAACGCACCGGACCTGCTATTCACATTCATATACAAGTTCATCAGTCGCAACGGACCAGATGTTGTAAGGTGCCTTCCCCTCCTCAAACCAGTCAGCCGCCAGACAGTACGTCTTCGGCCCATCAGGACAGAACGTGTCCAGGTTACCAGCACCCGGCACACATGGCGAGCAGAACTGTGCTCTGGTGTAGACTGGTGATTTGAAGACCCACAGGTTGTTGTCCGATGTGGTCTGAACGGTCAGACCTTCGAATTCATAGGCATACGGGCCAGACTCATCACGTTCCCAGTCCTGATCCTGCATGACGTTGTCCGCCATGTCAGACAGGTCATCATCGTCAGGCTTGAGACCCAGGTTCTCCATGACATGCCTGAAGCCCTTCTGAAGGCTGTCCTTCAACTCTTCAATAGCCGCTGTGTACCCAACGTCCTCACCGTGAGTGTACACATCATCCATAGCGTAGCAGTTGACGCTGTGCTGACTGATGATACCGTACCGGATACCAGTCTCCGCGTCTCGGTTGACCGGGCTGCTCGGCCCCGAGTAATCAATACCCGGATCGTTCGATTTCTTCATCGCCTTCTCCTGTTACAAAACTGAAAGTACACGAAAGAGAGGCTCCGCAAAGCCCCTCCATCCAGCACTTCAAACCTTTACCCGGTCGAGCCATTCAATCAGCTCGGTGGTGTTCATCTTCCAATTAAAGTGAGCACCCTCATTTGTGTGATGCACCTCCATGTCCATGACGTTGAATGCACAGCCCTTGAGGCTTTCTTCGTCAACGGTATCGAGTTTGGCAATCAGGTCTGCCATCCACTCTTCTACACGCAGGACGCAGTCCCCACAACCACACAGATCAACGTCCATGCCCCAGTTCTTACACCATCGCTGGTAAGGCTCCACAGGGTCGCCATAGAACTCATTCATGTGAGACTCTAATGCACTCTCACACTCTCGACGGAAGTCAGTACAGGCCCATAGCGACCATGATTCATCTTCCAGCTCAGTCTCACGTCTGCCCAGGTCTTCGTCACACAACACAGGATAGTCCTGCAAGGCCCCAGCATAGTCATACGCTGTGTCAAAGGCTTTCGCGTCTGATGGGTCGATGATAATGATCTCGAACCATCCAGGACCCCAGTGGCCAAACCTGTGAACCTCTACGGTTTCGCCTTCCCCACCAAGTGCCTCAAGGAACATGGCGAAGTTCGACTGCTCAAGGCAGCCTGAGTCTCTCGTCCGCATTACCGGCATGACGAGCCAGTCCTCCCGTTCAATATCGATGTTGCCATCGAATTGTGTAGGGGACCAGTCTGCATAACGCTGAAAGTCCATTTGGTTACTCCTAAGGAAGTCCGTCGTCACCGACCCAACCATTGGCTCGGGGGTCATCACTATGTGGATCGTTCCACACATGCCAGATCTCGTCCGCTTCTTCTTCGATCTGATCAATTGCTGAATTGATTGACTTTACTGTGACCTCAGTCCACAAAAACTCGTGGGTCTGACAATCACAGTCCGCACCTTCTACGATACTGCCGATAGCAATACCCCGGGGTGTCTCCCGAATCCAGGCACCACACATAGTTGCTTTGTACAACCGGCGTGCCGCCAGTTCCCAGTCAATAGGCTCACCCATTGGTAGTTCGAAGAACTTACGGACAGCATCACTGCCCCGCACAATGTCGTCTTCGTCCATTTGGTTACTCCTCAACAAGCGGAATTGCTTGAGCGAGCCTCACCTCGGTGGGGCTCTGTCCAACAATCGCACCGGACCTGCTATTCAATATCACCATTCTCAATGGCTTCGCCTTCTGTAGTGTCAATGCAGAAAGCAATACACCAGCGGCAGGTGGTCGCTGTGTCGTCTTCGTGACCTGTGAGATTATCACCACAGGCTTCACAAGTAGGCCGTATCGCAAACACCTCAGCAATGAACTGAGCGACACGGAAAGCGTCAGCCCGGCCTTCTACCTCACTAGGCATATACCACTTACCATTTGCGTCCCAAGCAGCAATCTCGGCTGTCTGAGAGCCTTCTGCACCGCACAGGGTATTCTCTGAGTACGGCCGGCTGTAGTTATCACAGTAGTTGCCTGAGCCCCACTGGACGCTCACGGTCCAACCGTTCTCGAACGTGATATGGAAACCCTTACCATCAGTGATCTTGAACACTCGACACCTCCACTTCAATTGTACTGTCATCCACGATTTGCTGCTGTACCTCACAAAGCTCCAGTATCATAAGGCGGAGCCGGTCATTCCGCCTTCTATGGCATGACCCACAGAGGCAGACAGGCTGGCCAAATACCTTAAAGACTGATGCTGGTTCGTTACACCATTCACAGGTTCGAAGCATTGGACTGCCCTTTCACCATGTCTCGAACGCCTTCTGCATCAATCGGGCAGAAGTCATTACCAGGGAGCCGGATGAAGCACGTACCGTTATTAGATATCTGGTACACGCGAATCCTCCGCCAACCACGATGTTCTCTGATCTTTACCATGTAGTCTGTGGGAGCACCACATCGTCTGGTGTACCCATATGAGTCCATACAACGCAGAACCTGGTACTGCGTGACGGGAGACAGCTTTGCCGCCTCCACCTCGAATAGACTTACGTTTCTCATCACTCACCTCCGCTGGGTTTGGAAACACCATCGACACAGCACCAATCGCTGTCGACCTGCCATTCTACTTCCGCCTTCTTACTTATTAGCTCCCGGGGGACTTAGTCCTATAAATATGTCTTAGTTTATACTTTAAAAGGCAGGAAACCGACGATAACCAGCATATCCAGACCGATTGACGGTCGATACACTTGGCAGCCCTGGCTCATGTCGAGTCAGGGACACAAACCACATGAAAGGAACAAACCATGCGACATTCTACAACCCCGTTTGAACGTCTTACCGACTCCCAGGCACTTGCCATTATTATCGCAGTACGGGAAAACGGACACAAACCATTCGCAAACGTCACAGGATCGAGCCAGGCAGCTTGCCACATGTTCCCCAACACAAACACCGCGGAAGACGACAAACCCGCCGCAGACGCCGAACCAGGGGCCCCCACAACCGCAACCGTCCTGCCTTGCGAAGCGTACGCGATACGGCAGGAGGACATCTATTACCAGGTCCGATGGCTGTTGATGTCCGATGAATCACCAATCTGTAAAGAACTCAGGGATTGTACTGCAGACATGCAGGCACATGACCGTGACGATATGCGGCAGGATCTTTGCCTGCAGCATTGGAGACGAGCAGTCGCTGCAGAATACCGGGGAATCCGGAAGTATTCCGTTGGCAAATGGATCATCGGAGACGTTCGACGATGGATCGGCAGGAACGTAGGGAAATCAGAACTGACAGCAAACCCAAACCCGCTAACCGCGGAGGAACTTAGAACTCTAAGTCTACAAAGCAGGTCGGCAACGATTGACAAGGAACTAGCGAACGAGATGGCATCCAGCCTGGCAGCTTTGGCAAAAGCCAAACCACCAGCACCCCTGGTTTCGTTCACCTGGTAGTTTGATTGGTTCAATTCGACCGGCAGACAGTCTGCCGGTCATTCCTCAGAAGTATGGTCGAAAGGTATTACAATGAATTTTGATATCGTCGCGAAAATTGCGGAACTGGTGGCCCTGGGCGTCCCGGCTGACGTGGCTGGGCAGATTGCAGGGCAGCAGATGCTCCAGCTACAGCAAGAACTCTCAGCAGTACAAGAACAGTCCAGGAAGGAAATCCAAGCTAAGACGGACGAACAATTAGGAGTAAAGACTTTCCTGGGAAAACGCATCCAAAACATGAAAGGTGACAGACCTACGAAGTATTCCAAGGCAATGGAAAACGGACTGGCAGTTGAGCCCGCGAATCGGGGGCTAGACTCCAATGGCAAGGCAGTATTGTGGCCACCACAATTTTGGCTCTTCGCGAGCCAGGCGAAGCCGCTTAACTTTACCCAGGCGGAATCGGCCACCCTGCTGGCAGTCATCGAAGGCGCAGGTGTCGAACGGTTCATTGATGCTCTTAAAGCATGTGCATCACCTGAGGCAATCAAAGCTTACCAGGCCGACCGGAAGGCCCTGGAGACATCCGGAGAGATCCTGAGCCGGACAAAGTAAGCCCAACGCACCTCGATCAATCTCCAGCCGGCCAGGGTAACACCTGGCCGGCTGTTTTCGTTGATGGATTGTAGGGCAAAAACGAGGTGATCCGGCGCAGCTGCGCAGCCTCACATAGGGTGACCCATCACAGCTCGACCATGTGGCCCCGTCAGCATAGGATGAGCACATCATGCAGGATGTTGAGCCGGACAAGGTAAGCAAACTGCAGACGGGGTGAGGGATGGCTGCAATGATGCAGGACGGGGGCAGGACGGAGGCAGGACGGGCTGTAAACTTTCTTACATTCTCACCTTGCAGACGCACCGGTAAGAAAGTTTACCATGCGTCACCGTTCGGCCAATTCCAGGATGAGGCAAAAAGCCTGTAAATTCGGCTGTTTTCGGCTCGACCGGTGAAAATCCAGCCTCGACCAGGGAAGTTTGAGCCGGAAGAAGACCGGGTAGTCATGGTCCTTACAGTGGTCCTATGCGCCTTTGTCTCTTCT